TTCGCCGCCGCAGTAGGGACCATAAAAGATTTGGTCGTCGCTGCAGTAAAAGCCGGTGCCAACCTGCGCGGTGCCAACCTGAGCGGTGCCTACCTGTGCGGTGCCAACCTGAGCGGTGCCTACCTGTGCGGTGCCAACCTGCGCGGTGCCAACCTGAGCGGTGCCAACCTGAGCGGTGCCAACCTGAGCGGTGCCTACCTGAGCGGTGCCCACCTGAGCAATGCCAACCTGAGCGGTGCCAACCTGAGCGGTGCCTACCTGAGCGGTGCCCACCTGAGCAATGCCAACCTGAGCAATGCCAACCTGAGCGGTGCCAACCTGAGCGGTGCCTACCTGAGCAATGCCAACCTGAGCAATGCCAACCTGAGCGGTGCCAACCTGTGCGGTGCCAACCTGAGCGGTGCCTACCTGAGCGGTGCCTACCTGTGCGGTGCCTACCTGTGCGGTGCCAAAGATGCTGAATGGGCACTATCGCTAATTCAGTTCATTCCCGAAGAGGGGAACTTTATCGGTTGGAAGAAATGCAAAAGCGGTGTGATTGTAAAGTTGCAGATTCCTGATGGAGCTAAACGAAGCCACGCTACAGGACGTAAATGCAGAGCAGAAAAAGTTCTGGTGCTTGAGGTGTTCAATGGCGAATTTGGTCTGTCTGGCCACGACGGAAAAACTGAGTATCACAAAGGTACCGAGGTACTACCTGATTCCTTTGACGACAACCGATGGGAGGAGTGCAGCAATGGCATCCATTTCTTTCTGACTCGGATCGAAGCGGAAAAATATCAACTGTAGTTCCATGGAAGATGCCCCAAAGGAGACCAATGAGAGATAGAAGCTATGTGCCTAAGCCAATTTATGCAGAGGAATATAAACAGATGGCGACTTCAAGTGGTGCCCCGCTATTTACCTTCGATGTCTACCACTACCCTCGCAAACGGAGGATGACTCGGACCGGGGTACTTAGTGAATCAGAAGGGCTAGAGATTATCGAGCACATCAAACGCATAATTTCCAACCCTGATGCCCCAAAGGAGACAAAGTAGATGGCATTCGATAACCCAAAGTTGGATGATAAACGGAGAATCAGTCGCACATCTAACAGTTACCCATTATCGCCCCTTGCTACCTGCCCCAACTAGCAGTTCAGAGGGTAAAGATGAGCAAGCCTAACTATCCTTATCATTTGCGGTCTTGGATGGGGATCTTTGTGTCCGCTTGCGGCAATAGCAACGGAGTCATAGTCCAGTGGAGAAGCATCAAGCGTGTGGAGTGCAAGAACTGCCTCAAAATAATCGCTAACGGGGTGGAGACAAAGTATTTCAGGCCGCGCAAAGTGACTAGCAGTTCATAGAGAGAGGGATAAGACGTGAGCAAGCCAAAGAAACAGAGAAATCCTCAGATCACTCCATATGACAAGCTGTACCACGCTGTTGCTGAATACGTGGAATCAAAAGGTGGTGCGGTGATCGTTGCAGGTGGCATCCAGATTCAGGAGTGGCCTAGTGATGGGCCTTACCAATTCACCGTTGCGGTAAAGTGCACAGGAAGAAAGCCGAAATTTGCCGAGGCACCCGATGAGCAAATCTGAAGTGAAGGCCGATACTGCCACTCCACAAACCGAAATTGAGAAGCTCTATTACATTCAGGACACACGCAACTATACCGGGAACAGTGTGATGTGGTGGTGTCCGGAAGGTAATGGCTACACGTCCGATCTTGATGCTGCTTGGAAAGTCCCTGCAAGTAAAGCTAAAGTAATGCATCGCTCACGCAAGACGGATGTACCGTGGCCATGCAACGAAATAGACAACTATTCGCAACGTCACTTCGATATGCAAAATCTGCGAATGATTACAACGGAGGCAACCGATGACAACCCCAAATAAGCCAGAGACTAGCGTCTCTAGCCCTGAACGCGAACTTACGGTGCGTGAAGCCTTAGAGGAGGCCGTCAAGTGGCACAGCGATCTCTACCGCAACGGCGGGATTGAAGGCGGCTACAGCCCGCTGCTTGCACGCTGGAATGCCGCACTCAAGACTCCCTCTAGCCTCTCTACTGAGCCAGAGGCTGAAATGACCCAACCATCCGACAACAGCAGTACAGAGATTAGCAGTGAAGCCGAAAAGGAGGATGCCTGCGGGTTATCTATTCCTTCATGCAAGTGCGTCGCCGATCCTGCGGCAACTAATGAAGCTATGGCTGAATCACCCAAGGCCGAAGCTCCACAAGCCACCGAAGATAATGCCATAAACGGACATTCTCCCAAGGTATTGGAAGATCTAAAAATGTTGGTAGGTGAAATATTGGACAGAATTGACATGGCGCCCAATGACGATCCACTTCCATACGTGCGCGAATATGTTGATGGCATCCGTAAACGCCTCGCTAAGTCTTCCCCCATTGAAGCTCCACGAGTAGAGGGAGAGCTACCGCCGCCCGTTGACTTCTTGGATTACGACTACAAATCTCCTCTCTCTGAATATGAGATTCAGTTTGCGAAGAACGCATGGACTTCATACGACGACTCAGGCGAACAGGAATGCGGCCCAGACACGCATGAAGAGCGCGTACTGATAGAGTTCGCACGAAAGGCGCTCCTCGCATCGCAGTCCGAGGTAGAGAGGCTGAAGGAGAGACTAGCAAGTCGTTTTGACCAAGTAGCAGAGCTAGCAGGCCGTGCGATGCTTGCAGAAAATAGGCTGGAATACGCCGGTAGTGTCCTAATTTGGTTTTTGTTAGCTTCTGCACTATATCTCTCGGTTATCGTCGGGCTCTCCAGATTTGGTCCAGATTCCCTTCCTAACAAACAAATCAATATTCTGTTGAGAAACTACAACGCTGGCACTTGCGGCACTAGCAGCGCTAAGTGCAGCTTGAGCGTTTTTATGTCCAATCTTGAGACCAACCAGCATCATTCTCGACTGATTTCGGTAAACGATTATTTGCCCGACAATCGCACAGAATTGGAGAAAAGCGCATACAGCGATAACGAATGTCAGCCGGATATTCCAAGTATTGATGCGTTTCTGTTCTGCTATTCTTTGGGCTTCTTCGGCGGCTTCTTTATCGCTGTGTATGGAGCGTGCATCTACCACCAGCGGAGACGATTGGGTGCCTCTCTTATCGGGCTGGGCGGCCTGTGCGGGGCAATCGCTACCGCATACTTTATCTTTGGACTTAGTGGCGGCGGCGAGTGTATATCCATAAAGCAGCACGATTGCCAACAGCAAGGCCAAACACTTCAACATGATGGAGAAAATGTATCACAGAAATTTGTAGACGCGGCCTGTCCTCTGATGGGAGGATTAGCGGCATGGAGCTTGCAGGAAAACACCCTATTTGGAATAGAGCCTTTCTCGTACTTGAACTGGCCTGTATTCCCCTCGCCCTATGGTGGCTTCCTTATCCCCATTTACCACCCCCTGGATGGGCTGTGGCATTTATCGCTGGAGCGGCGGCGGCCATGAGCGTTCACGACGATATGAAGGGGTGGCAGAAGGGTCTGTGGATGCTACTTATAGGTGCGTTCCTAATAACTGAACTGCGGGCGATTAATAAGGATCGCACGGATAATCAGACTCAAGCTATTAACGACAGAAAAGAACAGGATAAGCAGTTTCAGTCCGTCCGCGAGCAGCAAGATAAAGACTTCCAAAGCACTGCTCAAGGGCTAAAAGATTCCTACATCCAGTCTCAAAAACAGTTCGATTCGACGATGGGGGGTCTGAGCAATACTCTAAAAACCATTAAGATTGTCCTCGCCAATGCGGAAGCAGCACGCAAAAACACGGAGCCTTTCGCAAAGGTTGTATTGATAAATGTTGGAACAAGTTTGCCCGATTCTTCAGGCATGATGGCTCCTCCGAAGTTTACGGCTGGTGTTCCATTTACGGTAAATTTCTCGTACCGTAACGCCGGAACTGAAGGAGCAAGCGACGTTTGGATGTTTCTTGCCCTGTATGTTGCAAAGCCAGATGACGTTGATGCGCAGAATAGTCTCTCAAAGCAATTCGATGAAGATTGGAAGCTAAGAAAAATCAAACTAACTAATTCGGTGCTCCCTGCCGGAGCCATGCAGTTTTCTACATCACAAAACAATTTTTTATTTCTACCTTCGGTAGTCGGGGAGTTTAAAAGTGGGGAAAAAACCGTATACCTCTTCTTTAGGATTGAGTACACCGACGAACACGGAGAGTGGTATTCAGATTACTGCGCTGGCTATCAAAATCCGTTGGAAGGAAACGGAATAATGCATCCTTGTCTAATCAATACAAAGCAGAGATACAGCACTAAACAACATTGAAGGAGCCATAAATGTGGAACCAGTTTATTGAATGGACTCTAAATTCAGGATGGTGGTTTGGCCCAATGTTAGTAACAATAAGTGGAACGTTGTTTCTGATTTCAAGGAGAATGAAGTGACGACCAACGGCGAAATATGGCTATCTTTCGGATTAATATTCATGTTGTTTTGGGTTACGAATAGACACATAGAAAACCAGTTCAAGAGATTGCGATCTGAGCTAGCCGACTTAAAGGACTGCAAATATGGTCAGCTACCAACAGATCCACACACGGGAGACCCCAAATGATTGCGATAGCAATGTTACTTCTCTTTCAGGCTGGTATTGCAGACAAACCTGCACCACAAACAATCGCACCACCCATCTGGAATGTCCATGTAATGCCTGCTACGATACCAACCCTTTTCAACATCTCCAAGCCGATAGAGAATCCACTGCAATATCCTCCAGAGTGCATAGGATTCGGGGGCACGAGAAACTGCAATATGTATTCCATCGCGTTGCCTGATGGACGCACGCTGATCGTGAGACAGGACGGCGAGATTGATATAGCCGGTATCGTCATCCCCGCCCCCGAGCCTGCGGCACCACCTGTCCAACATAAGACGCCAGCCGAACCTACCACAAGAGGTGATGAGGGCCCTTGTGCAGGCAGCAAAGGTCACAAGACTCTGGAGTGCATAACGATGGATGAAGTTGTTATCGTTTGCGACTGCAATAACTATCTACCTACCGCATCTGATGCTATCGAAGCCTCGGCACCACCTGTCCAACATAGCTCGGCGACGCAAGGCGAGACCGGGTGGGACATTTGCTATCACCACGCCGACACTCCTGAATGGAATGAGATTTGCCGCAAGGACGATTTAGCACCTGTCCAACATAAGACGCCACCAGCAACACGGAGCGAAGTAGAGCAACAGATATTTGAACACTGCCTCACTGTGACACGCACCACCGCGAATGACGAATTGTGTGGACAGAACCCCGACGCTCAAAGTTTTTCGGATGAATCTACCGTGGGTTCGAGGATCTGCGTAGTATTTCTCGGGCAAGATAGAACTCGTCCCTGCACGCAAAAAGAAGCTAGTACTCCAACGAGTTGGATGGCTGGAGAGATAAACGTTGACGACCGCGAGGCACCTCCTGAATCAAAACCACCTATTGGCTGCGACGTACTTACCCTTCAAGGATGCGAGTACCTGAACCTCTTTCCTAAATCTGTGCACTGTCCCAAAGGATTAGCGGCAGACAGCGAAGGATGGTGCGTGCAGGAACCAAAAAGATCCGCCGCATCCGCAACCTCCTATTATGGATTCACAGACAAGCCATATAACCCCGTTTATGTGAAGAACTGCTCTAACCAGTTCGTTCCCATCTACTCAGACTCGAAACTCACAACAGTGCTTCCCAACCCTTTCACGTCGTCCCGCGACAGCAGTTTTACCGTCTTCATTACAGAAGACTGCGCTCGGGTAAGGGTGACCGAAAAGGATGTATGGGTGGAAATGCGTCGCTTTTAAGGGTAGAGAATTAGGTTCGCCAGCGAAGCGTTAGAACTTCCAGTTGTGGCCGCCTCGTAAGGCTCGATCGTCCTCTGGACAAAACCACAGAGCGGGCAGGTAAGCAGCGCCACGCTAGTCGCGTTGTCGTAGTCGTAATCGCGAAACACCATACACTGATTCGCTGAGTGGCCGCAGCCGAACGAATACTGGCCCGAAAGTTCGTTGAAGGGCTCGGTCGAGAAGTAATCCACGTTAGCACTGGCCTGCTGCGGGAATACGGTCGTAAATAGGCCGCCCGGCTGCGTCCAGAAGCCACCGATTCCCCCCGGCTGGGGGTAGAGACCTCCGACAACCCAATCGTTCGCTGGCATAGGCCCTAGCTGCTCATGCAGTAGCTTTGGATCGCGCCTTCGACCTGCTGTTTTAGATACTCAGGGAAGCTCTGGCCGGCGCCTTCCGCCCAAGCCTCGAGCACGTTAACGTCGTCAGCCGCGACCAGAACGTTGATGTTGACCGAGCCATCGGGGTTTTTGACGTAGCCGGTGGCCTGCTGCTTCATCTCGGCCGAGATTTTCTGGAGCTGCTCTTTCAGGTCTGGCATTTGTTTCCTCGTCTTACTGCTTGGGTGGGTCTTCGTGGAGTACGGCCTTCGCCAGAGGGCTGTCAGGAACCTCGTGCGACGGTACAGATACAGGGATAGGACTTCCAGGCACAACAGCCTCGGTGGTGCCGGCATCCTTAGTGATCGCGGCAATCCAAATCTTGCCGATAATCTGCGCCGCGCCGATCCAGAGGATGACCTTCGGCGGGACCAGCGCGTTGAGAGGTGGGGCAAGGAAAGCGGCCGATGTCGCAAGGGTAGTGGTCAAAATACCCGAAACTGTTGATTTCCAGTGAGTGAGCATTGGTCGTTTCCTCCCCGTACCACCAAAGAGTTCCACATCAGCTCTGCAATTTCAAGCGGTTCGCCAGTATTTTCTTGTGCGCGATGCTTGCATGAAGTATTCTGCTGGCGAGACGAGGAATCTCACACATGAAGAAATTGGATGTGATTGAAGAGGCAAAACTGCGCTGGCCCGATGGCTGTAAGCGTACGCGAATTCAAGATCGTAAACCGCAGTCAGCGTGGAAGTTTGGGACTGCGAAGTACCGCGACGGGCTCGTTGCCGAATTGACCCGGATGGGAGCCACCTCCGTGCTCATCTGCCGCGCTGAAAACGAACGACTCGACCCTGGCGTCGCGGTGTGGTTCTCCCTAAAGAAAGAAGACTTTTCCTGGCAACAAACGTTGGGGATCGACAACCCTGCGCCAACACTCGACGAAATCGACACAACGTTTCGGGACCGGGCAAAAAAGTGCCACCCGGATGCTCCTGGCGGCGGAGATCCCGCGCTCTTCAAGAAGCTAAACGAAGCGCGTATTCAGGCGAAGGCTTGGATTGGCGGCACACACGACCAGCGCCACGAGTACGTTATGGCAATTGACCAGTATTCGGAATCGCGGCTAAACCTGTGTGCGCTCAAGTTGTCATTTTCCTACATCCGCGGCCTTGAGCGTGTTGGCGCTCCGGCCATTCTTACTCAAACGCTCGGTGCGTTCCGTGCAAAGTTGACCGGAGGGTCCAATGTCTAGTCTCGCAGTGGTGACTCCCGCAAATCCTCAAGCGAGAATTGACTCGCTTGAGCGCGACCTCTATCAGCGCAACCGCGAAATTGCTGACCTTCGGGAAGAGCTTCGAATTGAGCGGGGGAAAACCGCACAGATGGAATCAGGCGTTAAGGGCGTCCGAGACCTTCTCTCTCCGCTCTACAAGGCGCTTCGATTGACCTTTGGTGAGATCGACGCAATGGGACTCGGTGAAGCGCGGCCCGTAAATGCTCCAAAGAATGCAGCAGCGTGGGAGCAGTGGAAACAGCGGCTCGGTGGAGCCACAGCCCGCGCAATTGACGCTCTAATGCTCCATGGAGAGATGACGCAAGGGCAACTGCGCATCATTCTTGGCTGCGCCACGCGGACGGCGCAAAACGTGGTCGCGTCACTCAGCCAAGCCAAGTTGATCGATAAGAACAACGGCAAGATCCGGCTCAAAGAGCTTTAGGCTCCAAGCAGAGCCTTGACCTCGTCGATCGCGGTGCCAGCGGCTACCATTTCAGTCGTGTAGCGGAAAACCCTCCAGCCTAGCCGGGCGGCGGCGTTGTACTTGGAGCAGTCATTTACAAAACCCTGACCGCGAGAGTGGCGCGACTTGCCGAACGCTGTACCTCCCTCAATCTCCACGCCAATCATCTGGTCGGGCCATGCGAAATCGAACCGCCACTTTCGCCCCTCGACGAATTCATACTCGCGCACTGGCCCTAGACGCATGGCGCGGCAATGCAGGGCGAACGTTTCTTCTCCTACGCTGGGAGCCGTTGGGATTCTCGGCATAGAATTACGCGGCATTCAAGAGTGCTATATCGTCGGCTGCGCGGTTTGGCACCTGCTGAGCCCACAGGGATTGCCCGGCGTAGATGGCGGCCTGCTTGTAGTTTCCGGCATTGATCGCGCCGATCTCGCGATGGAACTGGCTGAAGGTCGGCAGGCCCATATTGAAAACTTGATCGACGATCACCGCCTGGACGTTGTCGGGCATCGTCATGAAGGTCGGAAACAGGGTCATCGCCTCGGAGACTGCCTCGTGGAACTGGTAGTCGAATATCTCGTCGATCTGCGCGTCTGTCAGCGTGGCCGTGCCGTCTAGCAGTCCCGGAAGGCTTATCCCGAAGTGATCGCAGATGTCTTGCGCGTCAGCGTCACGAAGGTTGAACCCGATTCCGATTGTTGGAATGCCCTTCGAATCTAAGTACACCGCCGCCCGGCGTCCCTCGTGCTTTGTGATTAGCTGCTGGATAAATGGCTCGTTCATGCAAGCATGATAGTCTAATTGCGACTTCACGGAAAACTCTTTTTATGGACATTTTGTGGGCAGTTACGATCGCCGCAAACACCACCCTCCTACTCCTGCTGCTCCGGCGGAAAGAGTACCTCGACCTGCCGTTCCTGACGTTCCTGGTCGGCTTTAACGTCATCACGGCGCCGATCATGTGGGTGCTCTACGACCGATTTCCCGACATGTACGCCATTGTCTACGACCCCAAGGTCTACTGCATGTTCGTCCTGTGGTTTGCTGTCACGCTTGAGGCTTACTATATGGGCGAGGGAAAGATCGCGACGCCAGTAGAACTCTATGCGCTCATCAAGGTGTTTGCCGCAGTATTCAGTCACGCTGGCCTCGTTCAGGCAGCGTATTGGATCAATAATAGTATGCGGATCTTCAATCTGGCGGTAATCTTGTGGTGGATTTCTATCTTTGCGAGAGAGGAGAGAACCTATGAGTGACCACAAAAAGCCGTGTGATCCACCCAAGCCCGTTGATCCATCGGAAGATCCAGAGCCAGACATCGACGGTGGAGAACCGGCACCCCCAATCAGGCATTGAGTGAAACGCCTCCATTTCGGGGGCATTTTACTTTAAGTGGGTCGCTACCTGGGCGATAAGGATTATCAGTCCGGTGACGGTGGCGAGTGCGGCACCCAGCAGGAGGTTCATCTTGGTATCTTTGCGCTGCCGGTCTTCCTTCTCGGCGATCGCCCGATTCGTGTTTACCAGTTCGAGATTTGTCAAACGGCCCTCCGCTTCTTTCATTCGAGTAGTTAAACCAGGCAGACCGTTGCCTCGGTAGAGGTCTTTTTCGTGCTGTTCTACAAGAGCTGCAACACTGCGAGGTCTCTCTTCGTAATGTTCAACTGACACATTGATCCCCCCAGCGAAAATAACCATCACCCGTAGGCTGCCCCATTACTGGGCCGATGGTAAACAGGTCTTAGTGTCCTTCACCTGCCGTTGATTATTCAACACTTACGCGCATAAAATCTTTTGCTACTGTGATACCGCTCTTCCGGTGAGTCCTACAGGCCCTAAGATTGATGAGGTTACGCCGAGAAATTGCGCCGCGCCGGCCGAGGTTGGGTTCACTCTCGCCTTGCCAAAGTAGTCGGTTACGATCCCCGAGATAAGCGGAGATGACGCTCTGGCCGGCGAACTCGAGCTTAGGTTGAAGTTGAAAGCGTCCCCAAAACTGTCGCCTACGTTCGTCGTGGGGGGAGCCTCACCCACCAGGAGCGGGTCGACGCACTGGTCCGTGCCAGCGCAGGTGTAGCCGAAATAGTTGTAGATTGTGTTATTGCTCTGCTCTGTCGCGGTTAGCGTATTCCAGACCGTCGGCGTGTGGACTGAGCCGGTGTTCGTATTTAGGTATCCAACCATTACATTGTTGTCGAGGTCGAAGATGCAGCTCGTGCAGGTGCCGGTGCCCTGAATTTGGAAGTCGATCTGCACCCCGGTATAGGTGTACATAAAACTGTTTTGTATCTTGATGGTCTCATTTGAGCCGCCACCCAGCCAGTTGACGCCAACCGTGTCGCCAGCCGCTCGGCAGAGGTCCGTCGTTGGGTACGTGAATCCGGCCGGCAACCCCGTGATCGTAGCCGCGGCGCGGCGGCAATTCCCGAGCGAGACGCTGTTGATAATCGAGGCAGACTGACCGCCCGATTTGAACGTGCCGCCGAAGTTTCCCCAGCAGATCGAAGCGGTGAACGTCACCGATCCCGGCTGCTGGTTGTGGCCAACATCGTGACAGTCCTGCGCGTTGAAAGCGCCGGTAAAGTTTGTCACCGTAAAGGTTCCGAAGCTCGAACCGGGAGTCGCCACGCCGTCGCCGTCGCCACCGATACTCTGCGACGAGACAAGATCAACCGGGATCGCTGTGACAAAGGGCCATTTTTGGTTATAGCCATTGAAGTCTACCGTAACGTTGGTCTCTACAATCTGAGCGCCAGCCGGGAGCGGATCGGTTCCGTCGTCGAAGTTAATTCCAGCCTCGATATTGTAAGAGGCTCGAACGTTGTTCAGCTTTACGAGCCCCGTCGCACTGATGGGCCCAATGGTTCCAGAGTCCTGCATACCTGAAATCCAGACGTCTTGGATGTTGCAGCCGTATGTTCCCGTACAGGATGTCGAACTGAAGCGGATCCCCTCTGAAGCGTAATTCGAGAGCGGCGGCGCGTCCGATGGCGTCTGGCAAAACGGCACCGTGGTCACCGAGCCGGTGTAGTGGATAATGCAGTCGCCGTGCGTGGTGATGTGAATGCACTCGACATCCACATTTGTAGTTCCACTCAAGTCGATTACAGTGTTGGCCCCGAAATCGCCATACATCTCAAACATCTTCGTTGGGTCGGGCACGAGGGTCATGTAAAGTCCCCCAGGGATCAACGCCATGGTCGAGCAGTTGCCGTGATTCGCACCCCAGATGTGCGTAGGATTCGCTGTTGTTCCTGCTGGCGGTGGAGGTGCCCCACAACTGCTGCCGACGCCCTGGCACCATGTAAAACCAGCGCCACACCCAGCGCCAGAGCAAGGTCCGCCGAAGTCCCACCCAATACGGTTTGGAGGCCCAGTCGAAGCCGCCACGAGTCCTGAGACTGCAGCGATCGAGGCCGCCGACTCCAGGATGACGGTGTCGCCACCCGCAATGATCCACGCAATTGTTCCTGCCTGATTATCCCAGAGCCACCGCGCATCCTTGAAGCCACATGGCTGGCCTGTGCCTGTGCCGGAGTAAGCTGCGTCGGTCGTCCCGGTGCATTGCGATCGCGTTCCGCCGTCTGCGCGAACATACCAGGTTGCAGCATTCAGCATCGGGCAGAACAAGAGTAGGGCGAGCCACCTGAAACTCTTCATGGTTCTCCTATCGGACAGAGACTACAAACGCCCCTTCGGTCATGGCAACTTTGTTCAGCGCGGCCGCCAAAATCGGCTGCTTCACCTGGCCCGCGTGGTAAGCGACATAGAGGCGGTCGGCATCCTTGAGCGCTTCGCTGAAGGCGTCCAAAGCCTCGTGTTGGGGTAGGGTTAGCGTAGCTGCATGCATCGACGTCGAGCCTTCGAATGCGTGGGCTTCAGCGAGCGAGGAGTACACGCCACAGTCGAAGTCCGCAACGTTGCAGGGTGCCATCGCAGATGCGGCAGTGTGGACTCGCGCAGACTTGCACCCGCCGAGGCAGAGTGCAAAGAAGAGGACGCAGGGGGTAAGGTTTCTCATGTTAGTAGTTGAATCCAATAGTACAAGACCCTAGACCGGCACTCGCTACCGGAGTTATCGCTGCGGTGATGATTCCGTCCGCTCCGTAGCTGAACGGCAGAGCGCCCGTCGCAACGACCGTGGTTCCGGCTGTCGTTGTCCCGTAGATCAAGGTAATACCCATGTTGGTCCTGGTCGCACCCGGAGCCGCAGCGTAAAAGAAGTTCACCGTTCCATCAGCCGCGCCGACGCCTTGGCTAATACACCGCATCGTGAGGTTCGAGATAGAACCACCCGTGTGCGGGAGCATAAAGCCTGCGCCGGTAGACGGAGCAGTGGCGCATGCTGGGCCACCACCGAAGTTGAGGAATCCGCCCGTTACTGTTGTGGAGATCGCTCCGGTGCAGTAGCCAGACTCCCAGCGTGCTGTCGCCGCGCCAGTAGAGCCCGCCACTACGTTGCCGTTAGTATCCGTGCCTAGCAACGGCTGGTTGAGCAGGTTCGGAAAGAAGAGGTTTCCCACGCCGAGATTCACGGCATAGTCACGGTTCATATTCGTTCCCATGTTCGTGCACGTCTGGTCGTTGCCGTAGACGGAGACCAGCGCTGGCCAACCTGACGCGCCTGGAGCCACAGGCCCGGCACCCGCTACAGTGAACTCCTGATAGTCAGGTGATGCCGCGTTTCCAGGGCATAGCTGGTTGTTTGCTGCGATGTTGGCGGCGTACGCCGTCGTTGGGAATTGCCAGATAACTCCGCCTGGGAGGTGTTGCCCGCCCACCTGAGTTACCGCGCTCGTGTTGGTGAAGCTGATCCCCTTGGCCGTCGAGGTATTGTCGATCTTGAAGACGATGCTGGCGATCGTGTCGGCCTCAGTACCCTGATAAGAACCGCCACCTTGAATCTCGATACAGTTTTGGACCAGGATGCAGTGGATGTGAGTGTAGACCGTGTTGGCTCCAAAGGCCCATGATCCAGTGATACCGGATGCAGCCTCGAGGTGCGTGACGGTCGAGTCGCTCATGTCAAGTTTTACGCCGTAGGTGACTTGGACCTGCGGGATAACGAAGATGTCCGGAGCCGCGCTACAAGTGCCACCGCTAATTACAGGCACCGTCGCCACGGCTAAAGTGCTAAAGGTCGGCGTCCCCAGCACCGGTAGAACAGAGCATAACGAGTGTGGGTCGTTCACCCCCGCCTTAGCCACCGCCTGCTGGCCAGTGCTATAGCTGCCGCCCGCGCCCACGGTAATGCTTGCCACGGACGTGCCCGACATTACGGCGGTCAGGGTAGCGAAAGTAGTTGGGTTGATGCCGTATGGCGGCTGAATGCTCAGCGTGTCGATGTCGACATCTTCAGCGAAGACCGAGGCGCTGTGATTACCAATCTGGACGTAGTGGTCGAGTCCGGAGGTCGCTGTCGGCAGAACGTTCTGGCAGGCAATATGCGAAATCTGTCCACCCGCAGCGACGCCAGCCAGATAGTCAATGCACGAACCAGCGTTATTATTGGCATCAAAGGTAATATCGCGCAGGATGAAGTACGCCCCCGTGGTGCCCAACTTTGTAATCATCGGCGAGGTCGGAATCGAGCAGGTCTGCCGAATGAACGTAGCACTCATCCCGGCACCGTAAATGTCCACACCCCAAAAGCCACCCGTCGGCTGAGACCACTCATTGCACTTTGTATATCCATTGAGTGCGCCAAACATGAGTGCGGTTGTATTGCTGGTGCTGTTCGAGAGATTGAGCGCCCCGAGCCAGGCGCAGTCAGCCTGGACTGTGCCTCCGGTGCAGGTTCCACCAAAGCCATCAGCCCAGATGCGGTGCGCCATATAGTTTGGGTTGAAGTAGGTTCCAGACGATTGCGTCATGTTCTGCGTGCTTGCCGACGCGAGTAGTACCGATCCGCCACCGCCCGTGATTGAAGCGCATCCGGTGGCATTCCAGTTTATGTCGACGCCCGTAGGCGCCATGCCGGTCGCGCACGATGTTCCAGCCGCCGCCGCCGCCGTGGCTGTCGCCGCGTTTCCCGATATAGAATTTGTCAGCGTTCCGGCGCCAGCAATATAACTCGCCGTTGGAGTCGGGAGTTGGCTGATGATAAGCGTGCCGTCGATCTGCGAGAAGTTGTAGTCGCCATTCTCTGCGATGACAGCGCCCGCACGCCCGAAGACCGTAGCCACCCCTCCAGCCGGAGTGCTGCACGCGCCATTGAATGCCAGGTAGCCCGATGTACATCCAGACCACAACGCGACGATATCAGACGCCACACCCACGCGAGTCGTCAGGGTGCCCGTACGGAAGACTATCCCATTCGTACCCGGAAGCAGGCTGTTGAATGTCGTATTTAACGTAATGAAGTTGTTGTTGAGGAGAGTGCCCCAGCTAGGCGTGCCCTGTGTGGGGGTATTCAAGTTGAGCGGCCCGCCAGTCGTCTGAGCCGAAACGAACCCAGCCAGCATCGCCATTGCGAACAGAATTCCGAGTTGAACAACCCTCTTCATGGCAGGCTCCTAATTTGCTGAGCAAACGAAATCGTAGGTCATCGAAGCGGTTGCTACATGTGTGAGCGTGATCGAATTGGTAGCCTTCGCCGAAATATAGCTTGTCGCAATGTTAGTGGCCGCGCCCGCGTTAGTTGCAGCCATCGAGCAGTGTCCGCCTGACGTCATACCCGTAATCGTGATGGTGTCGGAAGTTGCCGCCGTGGTGACCACCGAGCCCACCAGAATGCCAGCCGCAGGGCAGTTCGTGCCATTAGCAAGACATACCTGCTGGCTGTTGATCGTGCTCGAAGCATCCAGCGCCGTTGGCCCCCCGGTAAGAGTGAAGCTATTTAGGTTCTGCGTGAACGTGCTTTGAGCCGATGTTGTCTGATTTGTAATCTGCTGAAAGCAGGTGTTGAGTGCGCACTTGCTTTCCTCAAAGTAGTTCTGTCCGCTTACAGGTCCACCCTGCTGAAGATCCGTTGTCCCCAGCCCAAGAGTCCAAACGCTATCGGCAGAGCCGCTAGCGGCGTTGTTCTCAATCGTCACGGTCGTCGCGGACTGCTGAATGATCGAGAACCCGTTCGTTGCGGTTCCGCCGCCAATAACTGATTGCCACAAATCTTGGCCGGGAATTACGCGCTGCTCATACCCGCCCATCGCAGAATCGAACGTCCAGTCCCACAGGAAAGCTCCGAGATACTGCTGGTTCTCGCAGTTCGCATACGCTCCGCAACCATGCATCGAGAAAAGTTGAGCGTTCGATACGGGAGACCCGTCATCTCGAATCCAGAACTGAAACAGTCCACCATCACCTTCGAGCGAGATGATAGTTCCGTTTACATTGCGCGTTCCGCCTCCACCTGCAAGCCACGACTGCGGAATATTGCCAAGCCCGTACTGCATGAAGGTCATGCCATCGGGCGGAACTCCCACAACAACCCAGGCGTCGTTGACGAAGCGGTCTGAAGCGGAGGCTGGAGTCTGGAAGCCGACCAGCGTGTTGTGGGTGAAGAGGCCGACTTCGCCACCCGGCTGCGCCTCGATCGCGTCGTTAGTTGTAATGGTGTAGTTATTTGCTTCAGTCACCACTCCGGTCTGCGCGAACGTTGTAGGATTCTCGGCCTGGACGATCACTGGCGCGGGCATCATCTGCACCGCATTGGCTGGCAGGCCATTCTGCGAGATAAGAGCGATCGGGTTGCAGCCTGTGGTCGACCCGCCCGACCCGGTGTTCGCCCAGGTGAGGGTGGTGGCTCCCTGTGTGATCGGCCCAAAGGTTCCGTTGTAGCTCGAGTCCGAGCATCCCGAGACAAGGATGTTGTCGCCGTTGACGGGGATAAAGTTGTCGCCAGTCGTGTTCAGTGTAACCACATTCGCCGATCGAGTCAGCGTTGGCGCGGGGATTGGACCCGAGGGATAAACTGCACCGTTCTGAATCGAGTCCCAGCCACCAGAAGCGATAACTAGCGAGTAGTCGATTACGTGCGAACTCGGAACACCAATAACCTTCGCCATGTAGCGCACCGGGCACGGAGCCAGCCCTGTCGGAGTTGTCGGGCAGTCCGCAGTGGTTGGTACATAGCCAAAGGTTTGATTGGCCAGCAACTCCAAGCCTTTACATGCGTTTGGCCCCTGGGTGACGATGCCCGTCTTTGGTGTTCCCGAGATACTAAGGTTGTACGAGTGTCGCAGCGCCAGCACTACCGTCTGAGTGATATTCGGCGAAGTCCCAGAGGGTGAGCCAGCCGATACCACCTCAGCCTCTTCGTTGTACTGCGAGTCGTTCACGCAGGCTGTCGGGAAGGTTGAATTTTTGACAATCGCCGCGGTCAGGTTAGTCAGGTTGATCGTTTCGTTTGTCGTCGCGCCGATATACTGCAGCGGTGTATTGATCGTCTCGACAAACGAGCCAAACGTGTCGGTCGAGAGCGTCTCAAGCACTGTCGCCTGGCCTGGATTCGATGCACCACCCACGTAAGGATTCACGATCGTGGTCATGTGCAGAACCGCGCCAGCCTGAAACGGCAGGGTTAGGTAGTTGCCCTCGCCGGGAAGCGTGCCCGAGATGTTCTGCAGCGGAAGGTTGGTCGCCCCCTGGCCGGGATTCGCTGTCGCATTGAACACCGCAGGGAAGGTCGCCTGGGTGTATTGCGTGCGGGTAACCTCGTGGCACTCGTCCGAAGGCACCTTGCATGATCCCGAGAAGATTCCAGCGAGATTCATGATCTGCTTATCGCCGTCGCCGTAACTGAAGAGGTTGATACTGAGGCCAGATCCGATGCCCGAAGCCTGAGTAACCATAAAGAGGTTCGCAAGCGCATGGACCGTCTGGTCGCCGTCAAAGTTTTCCTCATTCTTTCCACAGCAGTGAATCACCAGATAGGTCTCGGCGTAGCTCCACTGTCCACCCGCGCCAGACTGCTGCGGCGTGTTGTCCTGCAGGAACATGTCGTAAACGTTGGGGTAATTCGGTGTTGGGTTGTAGTACACCGACCCAATGGACCCTGGACGGCGATCCTGGAGATAGGTATTGGCTCCAATGGCCGGCGGAAGTTGCTCGATTCCGTTGGTGCCGAACGGCGTTCTCCAGTAAGCTGCGGTTTCGTATGAGTACGTGACGGTGCCTGAAGCTACCGACCACGGAGTCGTCAAGGTCGCGTGGGTCGTGTCGGTGACCGAGGCGATATTCTGACACGTCCCCCCAGAGATACAAATTGGAAAGCCCACGTTACCGGGAAGGAAGTCCGTACCCGTGCCAACGATTGCCGTCGATCCATTGGTGACCGTCACGGTTCCGGGGCCCTGAGACGCCGGCCACTCTATGCCGGGGTAGTTCGGGTCGGCAGAGCCTACCGTCGAGCCAGCCTGAAGCTCGGCAACGATGCCCGTGTTGGAGTTTGTGGTCGGCTGGTTGAGAAATGCCGACGGCATCGCGTTGGTCGACTTGTCGATGAAGTCGCCATTTGCATTGAGAAGAGAGGCTCCGCCGCCGAAGGTGCTTGCATCCTGCTGAAACTGGGTGCTGTGGAACACGCCGCCTGGGTTTCCACCGCCACCCCCTCCGCCGCCAACCGTCGCCGAGGCCACATAGCTGTAGGTTCCCGATCCAGTGACCGTAAACTGCAAAATGTAGTATCCGGCACTAACAAAGATGTTGTAGTTGCCTCGGCTGTCGGTTGTTATCGGGTTCGAAATGACATGCGTGAGCGCCGGGTCGGAGTAGATGGTGGATAGCGGGCTGCATGGAGTTCCACCACCGGTCTGAGCGCAGACGCGGAGCTGCGAAAACGGCGCTGGCTTGCCGGTCTGGTCGACGATCTGGCCATAAACGGAAAATCCGGTCAGGGTTTGAGCGTTAGCACTCAACGTCAGCAGAAGCAGGATTATTACGCCGAGAATTCCTGCGGCAGTTCTGGCACCAAAGCGAATTGCGTGGCTGGTTGCTCTCATCGAAGATCCGTTCATCCGAGGTGTCCCCCAACTGCCCTTCCGTAGATGAAACCGGCCCGCCGCAAGGTCCCGCACACATACCCCCCTGACGTGCCCAGAGAACTCCCTTTCGCCGGCGGATCTCCGCTCGTCCAGCCGGGTTGGAAAGGCAGGTCTCGTGTCCATCGTTATGTTTCCTCGTCGACGTCTGTTGCTTCGGTCTCACGAACCTCTTGGCTGCTGCTCGCACGTAGGCTCCTCCGTATGTCCCTGAGCTTTAGAGCAAGTTTTATCCGCAAGTCTGCAGGGACGTACTCGCGGGATAGTTGATGGGCTAACATGTGGAGCTCGGCGCATGCCCGGTCGATCACCGCCACGTCCGTCATGCGGTCAAACCGGTCGGCAACCAGCATTTCGAGCGCGTGGCCCGGTGTTGCCAGCCCTTCACGGCTCATAAACGAGTCGACCATCTCCTCAATCGCATTTTTCGCGGTGTAGGGCACCTTCCAGCGAACGTACGTCATTGGCTCCCGCTCAATGCCGGCCGTCTGGTTCCGCATGACGATGTTTTCGGCAAACTCGTCCGAGGTCAGCCGCTTGGCTTCCGCCACCCACGGGTAGTCTGCCCAGATCGCATGGTCTACGGTGATAAGTAACTCAGCGTTGCCCACCGTAATCTGCTGAAGGTCGTCAAATGTGAGATTGTAGAGCGCTTCGCCGATGCGCAGGTATTTGTACCATGTTGATTGCGGGATGCCGAGATACTTCCGGCAGGTATCCTCGTCGGCGAAGCCAAGTTCGTTCCAGCCGTCGGCTTCACGTACCCGGCAGCCCCAATACGCAATTAGCATCAGGCTTGTTTTTAGATACTTCGCAGCCGTCTGCAGGTGCGCAAACATCTTCTGCACGTCCGGTCGGGGAGACAGGATTTCGGGGGAATTAGTAATCTCGCAGGTGGTTACCAGTGTGCCCATTCGCACATCTTAGCGAGGAATGCAAGCGGTTGCCACGCCTAAGCGGACTATTTTAGTTGAGGGTTCCCCACTGGTCGGCCATCGCCGCGGCAGGTCCAGGGTATGTCTCTGCGCGAGCCGCTCGGCGGTCTTCCGGGTCCTTAGTTGGCCCTAAACGATTCTGCCCGCTGTCAGTTTGGTTCGCCCAACGCGGCTTTCCGTTGACCATCCGGGGGGGGCAATAGCGGGTTGGGAGCAGGATGGGGAGTAGCTGGAGCCAGAGGCATGTGAACTTGCTGGCGTCATCGCCAAACCAGTTCGGTTGAAATATCTGATCGGGCTTTCTCCATCGGGTGCTCATTATGCCGATGGGATTCTCGATCGCCACGCGCCCACTGTAGCGGGTGCAGAGCATGAAGTCGGCTACCGCCTGCTCTCGGTCTTCAACGGTCCTCTGACCCGGCTTTCCAGTCCAGTGCTGGCCTGAAACCGTAAGACGTCGACAAACGGGATGAAGAATTATTAGGTCCGGAGTCCAAGGCAGGCGCCTCAGCGTCTCGTGAACCTCCCCTTGGATGTGTCGTGAGGGGTTTAGCCGCCCCGGTTTGAAGTCGCAGGACCAAGAGTTATGGCCGCGCCCCTCGAAGGCTCGCTGGATGACCTGCGACTCCTCCATACCGATGAAGACATTCATCCCTTGGCAGGCTCGTCATGGTAGAGTTCGCGGAAATTAGCGTACCTCTGACCCCAAAACATCGGGTACGAGTCCACCAGCGACCCCCAGCCGCCCATCGCCGTCACCGTGCGCGTAACCTCTGGCGGAACCGGAGGAATCGGCACCTCGACAAACTTCGCGTCCTTCATTGTCGATCGTGGAGCCAGCACCGCCACCCCCTGCTCGTTGTACTTTACGTGCTTGGTCACCAGTTCGGTAACCAGTTCCCACGCCTTTGCGACTGAAGTTGGCTCCACATACGCTACTCCCGCCAGCCGCCGCATTGTAGCCACGGTTGGTCGACGGTCGCAGCTTTCAATCGCCTTTTCGACCGTATCGTTGAACCGCTGGAGTCCGATCTCGTTCGCCAGTTCAACCATCAACTTCAGTTGCAGGCGAGCAGCCTCATCACTCATCAACTGACCGGGAATCATCTCCTTGATGATAAGCAGTCTACCGGCTACCCACGACTCGATGGAGCTGGTCCCTCTCAGATCTATAGCCGTTTTGGGGCTGGCGTTCCCAAGTGCGGGGGTCGTTGTCATAGCGTCTCTCCTTGAAGAATTTCATGGGCCCTGGAACATATTGAAGGTCTGCCTCCGGCCATCTTGCCACACACTCGGCAAAGCGGATGACGCGGATGCGGATATAGCTCGCTGCGGCTTCTCCATGCGTAGAGTGCAAGCATTCAATGCACTCGCTGATGACCCGCAGTAGCGGCATGTACGTGTCGAGATTCGAAGGCACCACCTTGATCCCGTTAGGGTAAGCGTTTAGTATCTCGACGCAGTCCGTCAGGTCTTTGGGCACTTCGGTGAGCGCATTCCGCAAATAGCGTGATTGATTAAACCACGTCGACGGGTACGGAATGTGTCTTGACTCGCGGTTGAACATCATTGATCGAGCTTCGGTGGCCGCGTCGCGAAGGTAGAAGATTGCCTCCTCTTTCGTGCGCGGTTTTCCGTCGATCTCTCCAGCCACGATGCGGTCGAGCGCCATCTGGATCGAAGCCAGCGCGGTAGCGTGCTGCTTCTTTCTCGGGTAGGCCTTGTAAATCGTCTCGACTGCGGCGGCTGCCCATCCCTCGGGGGCTGGAAGCAGTTCGCCCTGGGTCATAGCTTCTCTACCGCTTCCAACTTCTCCATCACGACGGCGACAATGGTTTCGAGGTTGACTGCCTTTTCAGCCTCTTCATCGTCGATCTCGATGTCGAACTCTGTCTCCACTTGCATGATGAGTTCGATACAGTCGAGGGAATCGCCGCCAAGGTCGTTGACTAGGTGCCCTTTTGGGGTCACCTCGTCTTCGTCGACCAGCAGTTCGTCGGCGATCAGGGTGCGGATTTTCTCTGTCACTTCCTCTTGTTTGGTCAGTATTTTCTTCGGCATGTTCATTTCTCCAGGTTTTCGAATCGGGTTATGTCGGCTAGGTATGCGAGGTCTACTTTCCCAGTTGGCCCTTCGCGCTGCTTTGCGATAGTAATCTCCGCCAGCCCTTTAACTTCAAGGTTGTCCGGTTGGTAGTACTCCTCGCGGTGGATAAACGCCACGACGTCGGCGTCAAATTCGATCTGGCCCGACTCTCTGAGGTCTGCGAGAGACGGTCTCTTGTTGCCGCTCTTCTCGCTGGCTCGACCCAGAGATGAAATCGCTAGAACCGGGACGTGCAGTTCCTTCGCCAACGCTTTCAGCGATCGTGAGATTAGCGACACCTCAGCAGTACGGTTCTCCACTTTGCGCCCGGCAGTCATCAACTGGAGATAGTCGACCACGATAAGGTCCAGGCGCCCCTTGCTTGCCTTGAGGCGCCGCGCTTTGGCCCTCATCTGCATCGGCGTAATGCTCGGGGTGTCGTCGACCATGATGTTGAGTTGGCCAAGTTCTATGGCCGCGCTGGTTAGCTTTCGCTTGTCTTCCTGCTGGAGCCAGCCCATTAGCGCCCTGCGAGCTCCTACGTTGGCAACAGACGAAATCATGCGCTTGTAGAGCGCCCGCTTCGACATCTCGATGGTGAATACCGCCACAACCTTGGCCGGATCTTCGAGGACAACGTTGGTGACGATGTTGATAGCCCATGCCGTTTTCCCGATCGAAGGGCGAGCTGCAAGAATGATGAGTTCGGACTCCTGTAATCCACCTGTCATGCCATCAAAGTCGGTGTAGCCCGTTGCCAGTCCAGTCATCGCCTTCGCGTCGAAGGTTCTGGAGATATAGTCGTCGATTCCGCCGCGGAACTCTTCGAGTAGTGTTGTGAACTTGCGCACCTGCATCCCGTCGGCAATCGACATCAGATTCGATTCGAGAGTCTCCAAAATGGCCGGAGCCTCCAGCGTGCCAAGAGCGCACTGCGTTATTGCGGTCTCGCACTCGGCTAACGTGCGCCTTCGCTGCGATGCGTCTTTTACGATTCGGACATAACTCTCGATGGCGAGCTTACGTGGCAAGCCTTCGCTGAGAGATGCTATGTAGGGTAATCCACCAACGTCCTGCAGATGCCGAAGCCTCATCAGGCGATCAGTAATCGTTACAATATCAACCGCTTCGCCGTCATCCATCAAATCAAGCATGGCGCGGTAGATTTTGCGGTGCGAGTCCAGCATGAAATCCTGATCTTCTAGGATCTCAGTTGCATCATTGAGAGCTTGGGGGTCAACAAGGCACGCACCGAGGATCGTCATCTCTGCAGACGTCTTCGCCTGCACCGACAGTGCCTCTTCGAAGCCTTCGAAACCACCCTCTTGAACCTGTGCCACGCTCACACCTTCGAAATTGGATATTGGCCCTTGATTCGGGAGTTGTAGAACTGCGTTGCAGAATCGGCGCGCTCGAACTCGTTCGCGGTGTCCTCGTCGAACTCCGTAACGGCGTAGGTGCCACCGCGAAACTGCACAGTGAGAGTCTGCGTGTCGGCATCGTAGACCGCCTGTTTTACGTTGTTTGACCCGGACGTGTGCTTTAGAATACGTGGAGCCATCCCTACCTCCTTTGATCGTCACATCCAACACCAAAAGCCTCTTCGCGCCGTTGCTTGATAAGCCTACGTCCCTCGTTTGGGTCCATCCGACGAATTCTCATCGTGCAAGGGAAGCAGTGCTCGGAGTCTAGTACAGAGCACTGCTTGTTTTCGCAGTCTGGCGTGACGCAGTTTGGCCAGAGGTGGACGTTGTTTTTGTCGATCCACATGCTTATACCCTCGTAGAGCGAACTGCGTTGTTGCGCGACATGATGCCGGGGTACTTGGCGTTGGCTTCGAGCGCCTTGCATGCCTGGTTGACCGCCGTCATATTGGCTTCAAGGAAGTTGATCGGAGCGTGTCCGCCGACGTTGCCGCTGGCCTTCATGCTCTTGATCCCCTCGGCCACATCAAGCACCAGTGCCTCAAAGTCGGTGACTTCGCCGCCCCAGTTCTTTCTCTTGCTGACGCCCTTCGTGATCGGAGCCTCGGTGTAGACGCGCTCGGCGTAGACGGGCTGAGACGGTGCCTCAATCGGGTCGGCAAACAGCCGCTCCGCTGCGTCCGTGTCACCAGCTTGGAGATGGTCGTCGACAGCCGCGAGGGTCAGCCGCTCACTCTCCTGCCTGCGCCGAGCCTCAGAAGCCTCAGCAGCAGCCTTGTCCGCAAGCCTCTGGCGCTCACGCGCTTCGTTTTCCAGTTTCGTGTCGTAGGCGTTGAGAACTTGGTTCGCAACCCTGATTGCAGCGTTGAGCGGGTCGAGCGCTTCCTTCTGCTTCGTCTGGACAGCGTTGTAGGCCCGGTAGAAGGTCTCCCGGATGGGGTCGATGACAGCCGCGATGTCGATGCCGTGCTGCTTGATCTCTTTTACCGTCGTCTGCACGGCGAGATAGTCGATGTTGTTCGTGACAACAAATGGCCGGGCCAGAAGTACAGCGCTCCTCGTCGCGAACACGCTCAGTTGCTTCGACGCCGTTGCCAGCTTGCCCATAACCTCGTTGATGGGAGCCACTGTGACGAGCGCAGTTTCGACTACAACTTCAGGCTCGACGACTGCCGCACCGCCAGCAACTTCCAGCGCGTCGTCCTCGGGGATGGCGTCAAACGCAGCCTGGGGCGGCCAGTTAGGATCTTCCTCAACAACCATTATCGGCGACGGCTTATCAGAAAAATTGAGCTCAAAGTCGGTCTCGACGCGAGTAATATCAAACGGCTCACCCTCAATTGTCTGCTCAGCCATGCTTGCCCTGAGTTGATCCTTTACTGGAGTCTCGGGCATCTGCGCTGGCAAGTCTTTGTGATTCAACGATTCAAACTTGCCCTTAATGTTCCTATTATAGAAAGACCCCTTTGACGGGGACCTCAGAAATTCGTCGTACACCTCTGGGGGCACGTCCGAATAACTATATGAATTTTTATTGTGCATGTGGACGTCCAACGTCCACGTGCTCTCATCGAACTGGACGCTTTCGATTAGGGACGATTCCTCTTTGCTGTATCTGACGGGTTCCATGTTGTTTCTCCTCGGTCTAAACAGTATCCATTATGCAAGCATCAAACAAGGGTATCTTTGGTAACCAGTGGCATTGGACACGCAAATTTTCCATAAAACTCCAGTTCGTCTTTTCTCCTCTGCTCCTTAGCGTCTTCCAATAAGTCAAACCTTCCACGTACAACCCTCTTTTTATCAAGAACGATGATAGCTAGCCATTTATCGCCATCCCGAATGACCCCCTTGAAACCGCTTAACCCGCCCTTATACCTCGTATTCCTTGCACTCTCCACATCGTTGGCTCGACGGAGATTTTGTCCGGTATTATCCAGCGTATCGTGATTCTGGTGATCACCTTTTCTTTTGTCCCCAACTTTCAAGCCAAGGATTTCCCTGTGCATCAGAACGGTTCTCCTGGCGGGACTGTATTCGTCCCGTAAAGCATAGTAGCTTTTAGTGCTCTTATTCCAACGCGCAGACCAGTTCGATTCCATTAGCCACTCGTAGATGTGGGCGTTGACGGTAGCGGCCTGCCCTTGAGTAAGGGCGATCCGGCGTTTTGATGGATCGGTTGGCTGGATTATCTCTGGCCGATTCTGTTTTCCGTGATGTCCTGGGATATACCGCACCGGCTCCCCCGCGCGGTGCCCCGCTCTGTTGTTTGTATTTTTGGCTATCTTTGTCTTTCTACCGCACCTGCAATGACAGTAGCCGTATGGGACACCGGAGGCGGCGATTGACTTGGCCGACAATGTGTACTTGTTGTGGCCGTTCACGAATCGTTGCGGTTGCCCTTTTACATGTCCGAGCCGTTTGCATGTGGAAGCAGCGATTCCAGTTTTTCCACCGCAGCCGCAATGGCACTCTCCAAGCTTTATATCCATCTCATCCTCCAAAGGTAGGGCGAGCGACTGGGCCTTTGGTTCCACAGTCGCTCTGGACGGGTTATAAAGCCGTCGTGTCAGACATCATACTAGCATCTGCCATAATTTTTGCCCTTGTCGCAACCTGCCATGAACATTTATTAGAGCGCTCGTGAACATTTGGGCGTCCCATTGGTGATCGGTGTATTCCTGGATTCGGTACGTTCCATTCTTGCGGAGACGGCAGGTGATTCGCTTTAGTTCTCCACACCGCGGCCTACCCGTTAGACACATCTCCTGTCCAGCAAGCTGAAAGGGCCAACTCGGCTGGATCGTATCCGAGCACTTCAATTCGCAGATTGTTTTAACCCCATTGAATATGCCCAGGCGGTCTATCTTCACGCCGAACCGGAACCCATGGATTACACCCACACTCTGCCACTCCACGTATTCGCGAATCGGCTCGAATCCAGATTCGCCACGAAACTTCAGCCAAGCGTTGTAGTATCCCTCATTCTGCTCGTTGAGCCATGAAGGATCGATTTCTCCATGAAGATCAAAACTTTCGGTAAGGCTATGCACTTCCGTGCCCAAAATAGACTTGGCCGCCAAGACCTCTGGCTTGACCATCGAAAAGTCCACCAACCCCTGAAGCTTCAGGATTTGCGTGCAGCTCGGAAGGAAAACCCCGTCCTCCCAGTAGAGGTGGTTGACGTCATCGAAAAAATAAGAGGGTTTATCCATTTCTTGCCGCCCGCCTTCTATCGCGAACTCCCTGCATGTATATGCGGCTTCTTTCGTTGCTGCAAATATGGCATACAAATCTCCCAATGCCGGGCACAAACCTTTTGTTCTCTGGAAGCCAAGGGTGGCCATTCTTGCAATGTGTTCTGGCTGCGTGTCGCGCCGTGGTGACCGCTGGGCCGTCACCACGGGCTAGGTTTTCCGCGCGAGTTGTCGGTTCGAGGTGATCCGGATTTACGCACGGTCGATTGCGGCACTTGTGATCCAGATCCATTCCTTCCGGGATAGGGCCAAAGGATAGCTCGTAAGAAAAAACGTGGGCGTTCACGCATTTTCCATCTACCCATATTTTCCCGTATCCACCACGAGGCCCGTACGCTTGAGGATTCGCTCCCTTTTTAGAGCTTCCAATCCACATCCAGCATGGAGTCTTTAGTTCTGGAAAGGTTGCGGAGTTGGGAATGGGACCATCTTTATTGATGGACGCCCAGAACGTTTTTTCTACTTCTGCTCGTGGTTTATAGTGACCAATAGGCATCGGTTCTCTCCTACAAGAGACTTGTACCGTCGAGCCCCGCCAAGGGCTTCGGTGACGATGCCGTAATTCTATCACTGCCGAAACCTCTTCTCCTGCTCTGCGAGAAACTCCGCGATCGTGTGCCGCGCTGGACCGCTCAACTCCGCTATGGCCGAGTCGGGCATCTTCCTGAATACGTTGGCGAGGTTGTTTACAGCCCTCGTCACCGCTTGCTTGGGTGGACAGTCCTCAGACCCTTCCAGTAGCGCAACGATTACGTCGTCGGTGCCGATTTCGATCTCGATTTCCTGGTTATACTCGATCCACTTGATTATCTTCATCAGCAAAGCTCCTCTTCGTAAAACTTTTGCAGGGGATAGGTTTCGGCACCTACTTGCTTGCCACTACCGCTCCTCGGGCATTATTGCTGCTGCTTTTCGGCTATCGGTCACCGGTACGGCCGGACGCATGCCGTGACTAGGGTAAGAGCTTCTACTTAACCAAGCGCACGCAAAGGGTTTATCGCCCCACGTTGCGCCTAGCATCCGCATAGACTTTTTACGACCGAGCTTCACCGGCGGTAATTCCGGGCCGCCTCGCGGAGTGAGAATTACCAAACTCCGCTTCCGGCGTCTTCTAGCCTCTCGTTCGTTTTTCCCCGTACGGTTAGTCATACGTTCCTTTTAGCGGGTTCCCTCGCGTGCCTACTCATACAGCCCGTGTCCATCCACGGCGCCCCTGCAAAACTCAATTCATTTACGGTGGTCATCCCTCCCCGGAAGTGACCACCGTTTCCCGCCCAGGGGAACCCGTCAAGGACCCCAAGCGTGAAGCTTTATTTGGGACTTATATACATGAGTCCCTTTCGGGTTATCTGCCATGAAACTGCGCACTCACCGCTTCGGACATCTTTTCAACGTCAGCCTCGGTTGCCTTTCGCAGGGTTACCCACTGGCCGTCTGGATGGCGATAGATAATCCACCCTGCAAGTTCATGTTTCGAGTCTGGATAGCAATACATCATCTCTTTTCCGCTGGACTCGAAGCGCAACGGCGCGACCGCCAACTTGCGCCTAACAATTTCATCCTGCTCCTTGTGGTACTTCTGCTGTTCCGCCGTCATTTCATTCCTTTCTTGATACCCAGGGAGTTAAGTATGTAATTCCCCTTTATTTCTTCGGATCTGGATTTACCTGCTTCACCTGCGGCGCGATCACGAAGTTGCCAATATCAAAATTCCACACATACTGGTCCGCCAAGCCAAGCTCTTTCTTTGTTTTGATAATCAGGTCGAGGGCTTCATTCCGCTTCTTCTGCGCGTTGTCCTCGGCCGTTTTCGTGGCTATTGGGATCTGGCCGATGGCCGCGTTTGCTTCAGCTACAGCTACCCTGCAGTTGTCGATCAAGTGCTGCCGTTTTAGACTCTCAATCGTTTCCGGTTCGGGCGCTGCCTGCGATGCGACTACAGGCGTGGGTGGAGTCGCAGGCTTCTGCGGGGTTTTGGTGGCTTGCGCAACGGCGAAACTTGCCGATAGCGCGACGATGGCGATGAGTACCTTCATGTGTTTCCTCCATACCGCAGGTTGATGCTACACAAAACTGATGCCGTCCTATCCGTTGGCTCCCGGCTCATCTTGCATTGAAGCCTTTGGCGTCGTAGCCCAAGCCATCAACGACTCGGTAAACTTCTTCGGCACCTCGTAGCTGTACTTGATTCCATCGCCACACAAACGGGCAATCTCGGCCTTCGACTCTTCAGGAAGATAGCCGCTGGCAGAATACTTGCGGTAGAACGCAGTCCCCCACTCTTTACCGGCAGGCTCCTCGCCTTCCTTCTCGATTTTCTGCTCGGGAGTTAGTTCTGCGGGTGGTGGAGGTGGCCCCGGTACAGGCTTCTGCGTCGACGGGGTGATGTCACCCTCGATCGTTGGATAGTCCATCGCCTCTTCCGCTAGGACAAGACCTTTAAGGATATCTGGAAAGGCGTCACGTAGAGCAAACCCACGGGCACGGAGCTGCAGCATACGGTTGGGGTATGTGCGCCACGGGGAATCTTTGCCCAACAGACCGGCAATCTTCGCATCGTCAAGAGAAAAGGTTCGCTTAACCTCTTCTGGAGACCCGCGCCGCTTTGCGCGACACACCGCCTTGCCAGCCTTTTTTATATCTTCAAGGTCCTGCTCGATGACGTACTCGCAAACACTCTTCGAGAGGCAGAGAGCCAGCGCAGCGTCGCCCCAAATGCTTGGATTGCCATTTATGTTGGCAATGTTTTGGAGACTTTGCATCGGCTGCAACCCAAGTTCTAAGCCGAACTGAAGCGCCACCACGATGGATGCAGCCTTTTTCCCAGCGTATGCTTTGGGTGCCATTCCAGATTCTAAGATCATCTCCGCGAACTGAATTGCTTCTGTAATATTGCGCGGCGCGAAAGTCTCGTTTCGCTCAAGGGCTTCGGGGCGAGTAACCACTATTTCACTAGTTGCCATTTTGACGGGTTCCTTTCGTTTCGAGATTTATACTACGCAGTTTTGTGGATTATGCAAGCATAACAATGGTAACCTTTTCCTTGATTACCCACCATGCAAGCATTATGATTCGGCCATGATGAAGAAAGGTAAAGATGCCCGTAGGAGCCCCGAAACCGACTCCGCAGAAGCCACGAAGCGAGAGGGTTCTAAAAAAGACGCCCCGGACTACTACGTCACTACTGGCCAACTCGGCGGCCGAAGTACGCTTACGAAGAAGGGCAGTGATTTCTTCTCGCGCATTGCGAAGCTTCGTCACAAACGGAACCGGGATGCCCGAACCGCTGCTCTCCGGAAACCAACAGATAAGCCTGCCTGAGCTTGCCAAGGAACTCCGCGTCAGGCCCGAACGTCTCAAACCACTCTTCGAACATGGCTACCTCCGTACGGGAGAAGGTTTTACCGTCATAAAACCGCCGCCGGCCGCGATGTCGTGGCTCCGCACCATGTTTACCCCCATCATGATGCGCCCATTCCTGCCAACGCAGATGGCCGCAGACCTCACTGGATGCGCCATAAAGGACTTGCGGAGCCTCTGTCTGCTCTACAATATCCCACTCCACCAGGACGCCGTCTTCGGCGAGCTCATCAGCGTCAACGGGTTCCACAAGTTCTTTGAGGCGCTCCATCACTTCAGGGAACCGTCCAGATTTGACCGCCAGGCACTACTTGGGATGCTGCTCACCGCCCGGCCCGACTACCGGCGCGCTCCAAAGGCGTTGCGCTTCAGCCGACGCCTCGATCGCGAGATCGCCCGTATCGCAAAACTGAAAGAGCCAGACCGCACGGAGCGAGCACTGGCCCTTTGGGAGTCAATTTCGGACGCGAAGACGGTTGCCGCTGCGGTCGATCCCGAGACGCCAGATATTCTCGGCGTAGAAAAACTGCGCGATGTGCTTGTTGAATCGCTCGGCGAAGGATTTACCGACGAGTCACTTAACGAGTAGGCACGCCGCTATATAGTTGATCTTATCGGTGGCGCGGATAATCTGCCCCGGCATGACGTAGTAGAAGCCGATCTGCCCCTTGTTGCCCACTGGCTGCACGTAGAGCCCGTAGTTGACGTCGTCGCACGTCACGATCGACCCAGTCTGCTCAATCACGTAGGCTTGGGCGGGCTTGATGGTGGTCACGATGACCGGAGGCTTCGACGAGACGATGTGACGCGCTGGCGGGGTTGCCAACAGCAGTAGCAGCAGGGCTATCATGTGGTGCTCCTTAGAGCGTCTTCATTGCGGCAAGAAGCCCGTTCAAATCCAATCCCGATGGCGACTTACCCTGAGCATTAACCCACGCCGGAGAAACGATACAGTACGCCTCGTCCATGTACTGCAAGAGGAAGTTCCACTGGAACGGGATGTTCATACCCCAACTGATGAGGTGTCCACCAGCGCTCCCCTGGCCAGTACCGTCGACGCAGTGACCGCCGATGATCGGGGAGTTTGGCTGATACGTCCAGTTCGATGTGTCATCCTCTGCCGACTGTGGCAGGTTGATGCCGAGGTACGTCCCGCCAAACAGGTCGTTGGCATACCGGATCTGCGGGATGCTCGAGAGGTCGAGCGAAGCCCACCCGATAATCTTGTGGACGACTTCCTTGCCATTTTTGTCGGTCACCGTGATGCCGGTGTTCTTCCAGTACTGGAGCATCGAGAGCAGATCGGTTCCTTGATCTGTCGGGTTGTTGCCCGACGGCCCGGCGTTGATATCGAATCCGGTGACCGCGCTGTAGAGGTCAAGCGTTTGCTGGAGGGTTCCGTAAAGCGGATTGCCCGTGTTCGCCGTTTCGACTTGGATCAAGTGCATCGCGCCAGCAGCAGCGCAATCGCCCCAGGTGTCGTTCCCGAGGATATTCAGGTCGGCAGGGTTGACGGCGTACTCCCAACCCCGCGGCGCCACTGCTGGCCAAGTTGTTGCCTTCGCAAGAAAATCTCCGAAGGCGGGCGTGGACATGAGGCGACGCGGGGCTTTTTTACCAAGCTTAGGCATGGGAGTCCTTTACTGCTTACTGAAGTTTTGAAATCTTGTATTCGGGATGAGCTGCGACGATGGCGTTGAAGCGCTTCCGGTATTCCTTCGCGCTCTTCGGTGGAGCGTAGCCAAGCTGGACGTGGCGATGGGGAGTATGGGCGACCGCTCCATAGGTGCCGGAGGCAAGCGGTGCGGGCGATGCGGGGAGTAGCGCGATAATCGACTCTGCCGTGGCAATGGCGAGGTCAATCAGGGGCGCATACGCGCTGGTGATCGGGAAGAGGTTGAGGTCGTCTTCGACCACGTTCAGTACTTCGATGACTTCCTGAGTTGGAGAACCCGCCTTCCAGTTGTCGATGGCGGTTACGGCCGCGCCGGTATCGGTCAGAAGTTTTGACGCGAGGCTTGCGTTGCCTTCAATCGCTGCAATCTGCGATGCGGAGTTGCCGAGAGTTTGAACGAGATCGGCAATGGTAGTCGAGCTGCAACCGGTCAGCGATGGCAGGGCTAGAATCGCGACGGAGGCTGCGGAGGATTTGAGGAAGAGGCGACGGTCCATGGTGGGTTTCTCCTGTGCATGATGCTTGCATGAAGGTGGTGAGGTGTCAAGAAGAAAGCCTCCCCGGAGGGAGACTTGTCTTCGGGCAAACCGATAAGCCCGGCTTGCCGACTATGGTCCGGCAGTAACCGTCAGGCTGGTTGGCGCTGCCGGTGTACCGAACACAAGGTTGAGAATCGGCGCTGATACTGTTGCGCTCGATGCTGCCCCGCCAGCGGTGAACGTATCGGTTACCGCATAACAGTACACGGCGGCCACGGTTGGTGCAGAGTCGCTGAAGGTTCCAGCATTCGCAGCGGCCGAGGTCACCGCCACCGTTCCGATCTGAGTATAAGCCGATGTGCCGACGCTAAAACTCGCACAGCTCGCGACGCCGGAAGTAATCGTTGCTGCTGCCCGGTAAACGGTCGAAGTGATGGGCCCTGACGTCTGCACACCGCTCGTCTGGCCCACGGTCGTGGCCGCGCCAGGCGATGTCCATGTCAGGTTGATGTGCTGTGCGAACGCGGGTACGGCTGCAAGCAGGACGGCGGCAAGGAGTGCCTTCAGGGTTCTCATGGCTGGAATTGTACTCCCCAAAAGAAAGGGTGCCTCGACATTTCTGAGGCACCCTTGAAGGAAAATGGAAAATTCCTAGTTCTTGGTAATTGAGATGCGTTTCGCCCCACCTGCGGATTTAGGCGGAAACTTGGTGCGATCGTCTTCCTCGAGAACTGTCCCGTCCTCGTATTTGGCTGTAAACGCCTTCTTTGTTACTGGCTCGGCAGCCACCGCCACTGGAGACTTCCCAGCGTCAGCACGATTGAGAGTCGCTGGAACCGCGTGGGGATCGGTCACAACTGGCTTTGGCGCGATCTCTTTGCCCTCAAGCTTGGCTATGCCCATCCTGATCTTCTGGAGGGTAAGGGCTACCCAGCTCTCGGGGTAACCGGCGGCGCTGCTGTTGGCGAGGTCAGCCTCAGCACCTTTAAAATGGGCGAGTGCTTCGTTGTTCTGGTCAGACATTTTGGAGCTCCTTTTGCTTCAGATTTTGCTGCCACGTCTCGTAAAGCAGAAACAGATCCGAACTATTGCCCAGATCCAACGATACCTTCGAAATTCTACCCCTCGTCGCGATGCGATGCCCAATATACTTCGATGCCGGCCCAGCGCTGAAAAGTACCAGGGGGGCATCTACTTCGTAAGCTTGGGCGATAACATCCTCTGATTGCCGCCAGTTGTCCATCTGGATATAGGAGGTTTTTACGCCAAGAAGTTCGTGCGCCCGGTCAGCTAGAGCTGCGTAAGAGTTCGGGTTGCGGTGGATGAACAGGATGTGGCCAGCAGCTTTGTAGAGATTGATCTTCATCTCTTCGGTCCACGCATTACACCAGAAGTTGTCGACGTAGCGGGGCCGGGAACGGAACCGGTTGTAGAGTTCGAAGTCCTCTCGAATGATCCCGCTGATCGACGGTGCAAACCATGTGCATTCATTCGCTGCAAGTTTTATCCTGTCGTGCAGGTCGCACTTGTCGATCCCGAGGCATCCCAGGCGTCCCATCCAGTCATCATCTTCAACGTCACGAGTGCTGGCTGGTAGACCCTCGAGGTAGTCCATCAGCAGTTTCTCTCCGTCCCCCATTCTGACGATGCTGAGCGGCTCTCGCCTTAGAACCGCGTTCGCAACCATCATGTAGAACGTGCTGGTGGAGATCGTGTCCATGCAGCGATAGACCTGAGACTGGCTAAGCAGTGTCGGTTCAAACATGCTTTCCCTCGATAAATTCATTCCAGACGAGCACTGAATGCTTCACGTACTCCTCCAGTGCTGCATGGTTCAACGCTACCCCAACCTTGTCAGCGAGATGCATCGCATCTGTGATGTTGTTCGAGCTGTCGTACTTCGCCTTCGATCGCGCCGGCAGCCAACGAATTGCGTCGGAGCCGACCAGGGGAACCCCCATGCTAACCGCGTCCGCAGCGCAAATGTCGAACGTCTCGGAAATGGACACCTGGAGGCAGATATCCATCGACTCAACGAGTTCAAGGAATTCATCGTGGGGAAGCCACGGGTGAAGAATTAGCCGCCCGCCAGTGTTGTCGATGACAGCCTTGATCGACTTCTTGATCGCGTTCACCTCTACGCCATCAGGAGCATCGTTCATGTGGAAGTGGAGCCTTTTGTTTTTGTCCTGCGCCCACTTCGCAGCAGCAAAAGCCTGCTCGGTCTGATTCTTTAGAATGCGCAACGCTCCGAAGCATCCGACGTTGACGTGGTGCTCGTGGCATCGAGGCTCGTGGCGGAGGCGCTGCATGGGATAGTAGTTCGGCAGGTAGACGCTGTCACCCAGAAGCATGAAGTCGTCCCGTGCGTAGATCGAGTTGAAGGCTACGTCAATCCCCAGCGCCATGAAATCAGCAATCCAGAGCACGCCAATTCCTTCTTGCGCCAAAAATGGAACTTCTGAATTGATCCGCACCACAAAGCGAACCTTTGGGAAGGTCTTCTTTAGCCACTCCATCTTCTTCGGAGTCACCCACAACGCCTCCAGAATCACCAGTGTTGGGTCTAGATCAAGAATGAAGGTCTCAACTGAGTTTTCATCGCTCGCCTCGGCGAGTTTTACCCTGTGGCCTTCTCGCTTCAACATCTCAACGATGAAGAGCGTCGCCGTCTTCAAACTGTTATGCCCCTGGTTGTAAGCACCGTACGACTGATGGCGCTTGATGATAAATAATATTAACGGCGAACGGTGCTCGGGCATGGTGTGGCCTTCTTGCAGGGGGTGAATTGTAGGATGCCGATTTCTCGTGCAGGGTTGGCGGCTCCCTTGAAGCCGATACTACCACGCAGCCAAATTGTGCAAACGTGAATTTTAGTTGTCAGTGCAGTACGCGGTAACCGTCATGTTGATGTAGAAGCCAGAAGGAACTCCCGCAGGCATAAAGAACCTCACCTGAAGCTGGTCGTTCGCGTTTACGGGGAACGAAGGAGACGCCACCGACTCCACCGTTACCCCCGTCCACGTCTGCGTCACCGCCGAATTTGGAATGGCGATGCCCTGCGTGATATCCCACATTTGAATCGTTATTGGCGTAGAAAGTCCGCCGCTCATACGCGCATCGTAGACGACCCGATTGAGGCTACAGGCGTTTGGAGCGAGGTACACCATGTCCGGGTTGTGGCCGAGCGCTACCAGCGACCCGAGATAGTAAGTCGTGGTCGGCGAGACGACGATGTTGGTCGGAGCCACAAACTTGAAGACGTCCACCGGAGCGTTGAATAGCTGGCGGAAGGACGATCCGTTCTCTGAGATTTGGAGGATTCCGTTGCTTCGGCACAGCGTACTCGAACCGGGAGTCGTTGAGGTCGCCGCGGCACTCAAAACGCACGCTGGAGTACCGTCGCAGAATATAGCTTGGCCTGGGTCTGAGGACGAGAAGTAGGAGCACACCGCTGGAGGCACCAGCGCGCTCACCGAATTCGAAGGCGAGGATACAAACCCGGCCAGAACAGACTGCACGTAGTAGCAGTAGGACGATCCGGCAGCCACCGTGACATCGGTATACGGCCCACCAGCCGCTACCCCGGAAGCGAGTGTTGAGAATGTCTGCCCCGTCACACAGGCACCGGGAGCGCGAGAGACGGTGATCGTGGTTCCCGCTGTAGTCGATGCCGCCCAGTTGAGGACAACTTCGCTTGGCGCGGTCGCAGTCGCGCCTGTCGCAGTCACGGCTAAGTTTGTCTGGCTGAAGGCCGCTGTGGTCAGGGCAAGGAGAGCTAGGGCTAGGCGACGGAGCATCGGAACCACCTCACGCTGACAGTCTACTGCGTATTTCTGGCCAGCATGATAAGATTCCGCGCCTTACCACGCTGATCTTCGGGGATGTGGTCGAATATGGTTCCACCGTTTAGGTGCTCAATCTCGTGCTGAACGCACCGAGCTGCAAGGTGGGAGAGTTCGATGTCGATCTCTTTCCCGCTTGGGGTTGTCGCCACCAGACGGACGCGCACCGCACGCTCCACCATCACCTTGATCGTCGGTGGTAAGCTCATACACTCCTCGACCTTCGAGACGCGCTCGTTGCTCTCCCACACGATCTCCGGATTCACAAAGATGCTCTTGGTTTTGAGGCCGAGAAGCTTCGTATTCAGCACGAAGACGCGGTAGAGCGAACCGATCTGGTTGGCCGAGAGGCCCACGCTCTTCCGCTTCACCTGCTTCAACGCAGCCATCAAGTCTTCGCCCACCTGTCGGGCGATGTCGTCACGACCTTCAGGAACCGGGACGCAGGGTGTAGTCAGGATTGGGTTGGGGTATTGGATGATGTGCGGCATTAGACGGGTAACCCTCCCTCGCGTCGGGCAAGCTTCTCACCCTCTGCCATGTCCATCACCCGAATGACAAACTTTCCGCCACGGCAGTCAGCCACAACGCACTTCTCGTTGTCGCCGAGCCGCAAGACGTCCTCGGACAGAATCTCCACATCGGTCAGGCCAAACTTCAGCATGAGAACGCCCACGATCTTGTGCCAGTTATCGTGGGTGAGCCGCGTGACTGGATGATCGGGATTTAGTTCGTCACCCACTAGCGGTTGAACCTCTCGATCCTGCGACGGAGGATATCCCTGTACACCGTCATCGCTGCACGTTGATCGACAAGATGCCGCCGGTCTATCTTGTCGAGGTTTTTGAAAATACTGGAGTCCTCGATGAAGACGTGTAGTTTCTCCAACTTTGCGTCCAGTTCCTCATGCTCGTCTACGACTCGCTGCTGATGTGCTTCCATTTTGGTTTCCTCGTCAAAATGTGGTGGGCAGAGGCGGGGTGTACAACCCCTGGCTTCCTCTGCCTTTTAGCATGCCCCGTTTACCCCGCACGAGACCCCTATCGCGTGTACTTGCCCTTGACGCCGGGCTTTCTGGTCAGGTCTTGGTTCGCCAAGCCGTTGCTAAAAACTTTAGTTGGGGTGACGGTCCCCGTTTACTCATCTGCCAGCCTGTACTCCGATGTGAGTTGGACTATCACCGCTAACTTTGCCGCCGTCATTCGGCTCGGGTGAAGCTCTGTCGCTTTTCGTCTCTCAGCCCACTGGCCTTCGCGTTGGGTATATGTTGTGTCCTGAAACTTTGGGCCATTTTCGTATTGAAATAGGCCTCCGTCAAAGTCATCGAATTTCGCTATAACCCGAGAAATAGCCGCTCGCGTAGGACATTTATAAGGTCCGTCTTAGAAGCGGGCTCATCCAGACCTGAAGACAATCTACCGCATCATGCAAGCATGCGCAATGGTATCTTTGGTAACCAAAAAGAACCCACCCCGGCTAGGGTGGGGAGTAGAGAGTTTCCCTTGGTTTACGTTCGCTGCGAATTTTCCAAGTTCACATCGAATGCCGCGATTCTAGGCATAGAAAAACCGGGCGTCAACAGGTTTATTCGATTATTACCCATCGGCGGGCGGTATCTCGACTGGTTGACCGGGGGATGTGCCGGACGACCCCGGCGGCTTCAATGGGTTCGATGTGCGCGTCATTGGACCGAAAAAACCCACGAGTGTAAGGATGATTGCTAACACGGGTTCACCTCCGCCTCTTTGACTTCCTGTTTGCGCTGCGATGCTTCACGCGCTTCGGGAGCTTGCGCTTGCCAGTCTCGCGCTGCCACTTCTTTGCGGTCCCACGCGGCAGTTCTCCCCTAGCCTCTTTGGCGTAGAAAAGTCGTCTTTGAGCCTCGCTCTTAAATGGCATGGCCTAGCGGAGTCCACCGCGAAGCAGCAGGATGATAAGGATGATGAGCAAGACGGTTCCGATGCTGAAGCCACCGTTATAACCCAGCCCCGGCCCGGCATACCAGCCGCCGCCGAAGCAGAGCAGTACGAGTACGATGAGAAGAATAAGCATTGTAGCCTCCGTGTTCACTGAATGGCGTGAGTCCTACGTCGTGCTGGCCGCCGATGCCGAATGTGCTCCGACTTCGATTCCTCTGGCTTCGCCGGTCTGAAAAAAGCTTCTACCGTTCCAACGGGTGCAATTTCCTGCTTTGCGAGGTCTGCGAGGATTTTACTCCTGCGCTCCTCAGTCGATGCCTTATGGTGAACCCCGTCGTCCCCAAACGTCTTGTAGTAGTTGATTCCCGCCAGTCGAATATGATCTAGGTCTGAGGCTAGGATGCCGCCTGATTCCTCAGCGGTTGCAAACTCCAGTCGCTTCTTCGTGTCGAACGACTTGATATCCTTCGGCTCGTGCGTCGCCAGCCGGTCAAACATGACCTTGGCAGGATAGATTCCCATGCCATACGACACGTTGCCAAGCTCGAGCCAGAGCGCATCCTGGGGGTGTTCCTGAATACCTTCGAACCGGCGTAGTTCTTCGGCGGCCGCTTCGGGGTTTTTCTTCTTGTTGATGCCATACTGCATGACGCGAAGGCCCATACCAGCCGCTCCGAAGCCGATCAGCCAGCGCCCCAGAGCCTTATAGTCCTTCTCTGTCCAATCCGGGTTCTTCATGCCTTCAAACACGGTGCGATTCACTAGGTTCGCCGTCTTGAAGGTGTAAGTTTTGAGCATCCAGGTCAGCCGCATTAGTGTATTCTGCTGCTTGCTGATTGGGTGGTCGGCGGCGTAGCGAACACTTGGGGGCAACTCTGAGGGTCTGCCGCTACCCGTCGTCCAATCAGCAGCCGCAATCATCGCCCTGCGGACGTCGGAAGTGTTATAGCCCGACGCCGCGATCCGGTCCATATCTTCGTCCGAATACGCATAGAGGTCCTGAAGCTTCCGACGGAGCTGCACATCCTTCGGGTTCGCCTTGAGCGCCGGCGCGGCGTAGCGCTCGAGGAAGACACGCCCCGCGGCCGAAGAAACAATCCGCGATATCCAGATGGCCGGCGTGAATCCGGTCAGGGTCAGCATCTTCTGGTCGAGGCCTCCCGCGTGGAGTCCATACTCCATCATCATCGCCTGGCGCACGTAGTCGGTGAGGATGCCTGCGTCCCGCGCCATGCGCGTCGCTTCAATCGGGCTCGTGGCCGTGCTGAAAACACCTCCGGCCAGGGATCGCAAATTGGTTACAAGTCCGGTTTTGGCCATGTGATACGGCAACTTCAGCGTGCTCAGGCCCATCTTCGACAATACGACCCATTGCGACGCTGCGCGCAGGAGCCGCTTGTTGCTCTCACCCACAGACGAGGGGTTTAGGTCTGCGCTCACTACGCTGTCGACCACCTGCTGAGTAGCCAGCGGGAGTTGGAGGATGAGTGGATTCAGCTTCTCGCGCTCCTGCCCAACGGTCTCGATGTTTGCCAGCATCGACGCTACCTGGTCGACGTAGACATTCATCGCACGGTTGGTGGTGTCGTAGTCGGGGATGCTGGTTCTGCGGCCTTTTTCGAGGTTGCCCGACAAGCGAACGCCACGGCGATTCTTTTCAAAGAACTTCGCTGCATCGACAACGCTGATTCCGCGCTTGCCGGCATAGGCTTCGATCAAGTCTTGGCGGCGCGCATCGTTCGTCGGCATGTCGTGGATCTCGCCAAGTGTCGTAACCGTCGGCTTTGCACCGTTTTTGCCTTCGATGAGGATCGGCTTATTCCAGTCGTAAATGTGTGGCCAGTAGTTCGGGTCATCCGCGATCTGCTTGTAAGTCACCGTTTGCTCTTTGCCGTCGCGGTAGAACTTCATCTTGGCGCCAGCGTCTCCGAGACGGTTCCGCACGTACGAAAAGAACGTGCGGTAGCCGTCCACGGCCTTCAGGATGGCAGGGTCAGTGCTCTCTGCCTTGCCTTCGAGAACCTTCACAACGAGTGGGTGGTCGCTGGGCCGGATGTCACCGATGATGTCGGACACTTTGGCCAGCAGTTCGCCCTGATGGTCAGTCTTCAGGTGGCTACGCTCGATCAACCGCCGCTGCACCTCGCGACCCTCGCTCGGGAAGCCTTCGTGGGCCATAATCTTGCGAATTGCCTGGTCGCCCGACGTGTGGCGCAGGTACATCCACTCACGCGCAAAGTCCTTCAGCGCCGCAAGCTGTTTGCCGGCCGTGTGCTGGAAGAAGAGACCGCGCTCACCTATTGCCAGATCGAAACCGATCTTCGAATCCTTTGCTGCGCGCTCGACCGCAGGCACAACCGGCTCACGCGCTACCGCAGCTTTTGCGCCCTCGATCGCTACATCGGCGGAGATGGCTGGCGTGTTCGCCAGATACGCTCTACGCATAGAAGGTGGTACATCTTCGAGGTTCCGCTTCATCGCCTCCGAGGTGCTCTTGTCGATGGGATCGTCCACCGGCCCCTGATAGAGACGCTTCGGCTGGGCCTTATACTTCATGCCTTTATCCTTGCCGATTGCGTCCTTGGCCCGTGGCAGTTTCAAGTCCTCTATGCGCGTGAAACCTACTCCGGCCCCGCGCTCCTCAAACTGCGCGGCCTCCGGCGCAGATTCGTTGCCCATCTCGTAGTCGATTGCCTCTTCCGAGATGCCGACCGACTCGCGCAGACTCTTTGCAAGTCTGCTCTCGACTACCTCGCCACGCACAACAGCGTTCAACGCCCGCATGCGCGGGAGGATTTTGGTCGTCAGCACCTTGATTTCGGGCAGCGCGTCGGATGTTAGGAAGATTTTGGCTACGTTCGACTTCGTCCCGTAGCGCCACGTTCGGCCGGTGCTCTGCTCGAACATGATTCCAGACCACGGCAGGCCAAGGTGGATGTCCATTCTTGGACGGTCGCCAGCGCGATCGTGAAAACTAGCTCCAACACCGCCGGCAGCGTAGGTCGTATAAACGCCCTTCTTGGTTCCGTCCATGAATGCCTGGCGTTCTTCAGCGCGAAGCTCGTTTGCCGACCCAGCGAAGATCCCAATGTCCTGCTTCAGTCCATCGCGCATCGCCTCAACCACATCAGGCAGCGCTGGCAGCATCTTGTTGAGGTGGTCTGCCATTCCAGCGGGCAGACGCTCAAAGAACTTCATGCCTTCAGACGTCCCTGAGCGGTACTCGCTGTAGATCACGGGGTTCCAGCCGTCCGCAATAGCCTTCTTGGCCATCTCGATCGCATGCGGTAGCCGCGCCGACTCGATGTATCGCTTGAGGTAGATGACCTCCTGGGCCTGGGTCGCTCGTGCCATCGACGATTTGCCCTGTTCGCGGAAAATCTTTCCAGCAAGGTTGAATACGTCGCGAATCTTCTTCACGCCATCCTGCACCTCTGGTGTCTGCTCGACCAGTCCGACGTGCGCGGTGACGCCATCAAGGTCGCGGTGCAGCGATGCCCATTGGCCACGCTCAATAAGCTGCTGGCGGAGTTTCAAAAGCTTCTTTGGAGCGTAACCGCCTGTGTAGGAGTTGGGTCCGGTTTCGACCACGCCGAATTGACGGGCCCACTCGAAGAATCCGCCCTCCGGCCACAGCCCAAGCTTGTCCATATAGCCGATTTCGACAGCAGTATGAAACGGCGTCGCGCTCATGTAAACCGCTTTCTTCGCCGCCCGGCCTAAAAGACGACCACTTTGGCCCTGCTCTGACTCCATCCACTTTCGAAGCTCTGCCGACTCGTCGAAGATCACGAAGTCCCACGGGATCGACAGCATATCCTTGTCACCGCGAATCTGGGCGTAGGTCGTCGCGTACGTTCCGCCGCCTTGGACGTCGTTCATTGAGGCTGGTAGTCCTTCGACTGAAACTCCAAGCTGCTTGCCCACGTCTACATAGCCATCTGAATCGTGGATGAGGTTCCGGCTCCGAGTAACGATGAGTCCGACCTTTTCTCCAGAATCTCCTAGCAGTTGATCGGCGATCGCGAGCGCTTGGAACGTTTTCCCAGATCCGGTTGGACTCGCAACCACAACGCCGTCATACTGTTGCAGTCCAGAGAGAGCGACTTCGATAGCTTCCGGTTGCCCCGGAAAAATCATTAGATTGCGCAGGTCATCAGGCAACCTCACTGTCGGCGCTGGAGTACCCTCTGGCAACCCGAGAGCCTCCGCGTAGTCTCTCCATGCCTCCGGCGACGCCAGCGGGGTGCCGCGGGCGCGCTTTGGCGCAGCCAGCGATGCTGCTGGCATCTTTGCTAGGGGGAGACTGGCTGCTCGTTTTCCGTCAGCAGTTTCCTCTCCTCTTCCACTAGGCTCTGGATGTCCTGGTAGAACCCGTCCGGTGGTCTCATCCCGCCCGTCGGCCGCTCCGGTTCGTTCAGGAACTTCCGCAGTTCGAGTAGCGTCGGGTAGCCCAGCATTTCCATCAGGTACTTCTCGTACGTTTGCCCTTTCGCCATCGCGTCCTCCAAATTCCGTGGTGCCGTACACCTGACGCGCCGACATCGCCTGCGCAGGGGTGGTTGGCTCCTCCATGTGTGGCATTTCCGCCACACCATGCACTGCATTGATTACTTCTGAATTTGCCCTCTCTGGCGTACTGCCGAAGATGAGCGTGGAACCACCCAGTCGATTCTCAACACTGGCCAGTTGCGCCCGAATCTTCGCCTCTTCGCGGGGATCAGTTGTAGTTCGGAGCCGCTCCTCAAGTTGCCGAGCCTGACGAGCAAGGTCCCCGATAGATGCCGCTCCGCCCTGATAAAGCCGCTTGCCAACCGTCGAAGCCTTGACATAGAAGTTACCGTCCTTCCCGTCGAAAAGCTGGTAAGTGCGAATTGCCTGATTGTTGCGGTCGATGAAATCGTCTGCCGATTTGCGATCAGTGAACACAAAATTTCGGGCGTTCGGGTCGATGTGCGCTGTCTCGTCCAAAATCCTCGCACCCTCTGGAATGGCGACTTTGGGGTCCTTGACCGACTTCTCGAGCGCGTCAACGTCGACACGCGCCGTAATCGGCTTCCGCTCCGACCGGGTCCAGTCGTACCAATTGTCGAACATCTTCTCGACTTCGGGAGAAGCCTTCGCCAGACCACGGCCACGCACCGCATCGTAAACAGCCTGAATTGCCTTGTGGATGGTGTCGAAGGCCTTTTCGAGAGCGCCGCGGCGTCGGCCGCCATCGTAGTGATACCGCTCGAAGGCCTCCGCAAACTTCTCTTCCTGCGCCGTCGTCCACTCTGCACCCGGTCTGGCCTCGACAAACTGGTTGAGAATCGCCTGATCGCTTCCGTTGAGGTAGTGCCGGATAGCGTGCGCAGCCTCGTGGATGACAGTCGAGGTGTCCGCTTTGTCGAAGAGGTGAATCAACTTCGATCCGTCCTCCATAATGTCGGTCGCACCGCGAGCTCCACGGTCTTCGCCGCCAAAACGGAAGCGAATCATCTTGTTCTTGAGGATCGTGTCGAACGACTCGCCAATAGCGCGTGGCAGAACCCGCTCGAAGATATCTCCAACCGCTTCAGCCTGCTCGTCGGTAAATCCGGGGTGGTCAGCCAACGCCTTGCGGAAATCGCGCACACTGGTGGGTTCGAAGCCTTTCTCGTTCTCGATAACCGAACTGGAGTCCGGCTGGATTGCCTCTTCCACAGCTTCAGCCGCACGCGCTGGTTCCACCGGAAGTCCGTTCCGCGCCTCTTCGATGATCTCCTTGGCTGCGTCAGGGAGCCCACCAACCATGCCCCACTCTTCAGGAATGACCTCCATACCGTACTTGCTGGCAATCTGCTCGGTGAATACATCTGCCGGGTGGATGGCTCCGAACATCGTCACGCCGCCGCGCTCCGCCTCTTCGGCGTAGTCGCCAATCATGTTGGCGTACTCGCGTGGAGTCTCTTCGAGAGCTCGCGCCAGAGATTCAACCGCCGGATGGACCGGTGGGTGTGTTGCCTGACCATCAAAACTCAGATCGAAGTTCGAAAGGCGATACCGCTCTGGATGGAGAAGACGCTCGATAAGCGATTCGCTGCCGTGAGACTCGTCCTTGGTGACATCTCTTCCTTCGAGTTGATTCAGCCTTGCGGACTGGTCTTGTGCGCGGGTCATCAGTTCGACCGCATCCGTGTTGTAGCTCGCTAGATTCCAGATTTCACCAGCCGAACGCATGATGACGAAGTCCATGCCCACGCGGCCAAGCTTGTCCTTGATCGCCGCGCTGGTTCGACCGAGCACCTGCGGATTCGAGACGGCGATTCCCGCTAGGGTGTTTTCAATGAGCGCCTTCGCGGGCTCCGTCAGGTCACCATCCTCGGTGAAGTAGGCTGAGCGCTTCTTTGGATCAACCAGACCGGCATCGCGAAGGATGTCAGCAAGGTCGGCAGAACGCGCACGCATCGCCGTCCGCAAGCTGGAGTCTCCGGATACCGACCGAAACACGTTCGCCATCCGCTCGACGACGGATGGAGTCAGTAGCCGTGAAAGAGCCGCCGATTGCTCGGTGGAGCTCATCCCCTGGCTGGGGTCGCGATTCATCTCGATGCCATACCGCGCCAGCGTGGCAGGGTCGGTCACCGTGCGGTCCATCACCCGGACAAGCACGGGGTTGCGCATCTCGAAGATGGAAGCGGGGTCGATACCAAACGCCTGTGCGCGGTCAAGGATCGAGGCTCGAACCTCTTCGTACCGGCCACGCTTCTGCGCCAGCTTCATGCTCTGCGTGCGTCCGTTTCCCGACAGCACCGTGCCGTCAGGCATAACGATCGGTGGCCCATCCACCGGCAACACGGAGTTGCTGAGGATCTGGTCAGCGTCAAGCGCGCCAGCACGCTCCTCTACAGCCGCCTGGAGTTCCGGTTGATCTTGGTAGTTGCGCGGTTGCGCTTCCTGCGGGTAGCGCGGGTCTGGTGTGTAATTTTCAGTACTACGATGAGAAGTAATAAGATTATTAGAATCGACAACCGCATAGTGGACTGGCACCTCTTCGCCAGAGTTCAACCTGACACGAGTTTCTCGGCCTAGAATGGCCGGCATTTTTGGATTCGTCTCGCGCTCCGTACGTGGTTTGACCACCTCAGTCGCCGCGACAATCTCATCCTCTTTGCGCTGGATAAAGTCAGCCGTGTCACGCAGCGCCTCGGCTTCAGCCTTCTGCTCCGGTAGTGCCTCGGGACCACCCAGACGGTCGGCGGCCCGGTTGATGACCTGCTTCTGGTCTTCAAAGTGGACTACCTCACGCGCAGCTCGTTCAGTGCCAGATTCAATGTCGGTACGCATCCGCGAGATGAGGTCTTCCCGATAAGCATCGAGCACCTGACGCTCAGCCGCAGCACGGGTCTGCCGCATCTGGCTCATAAACTCGTTCATGTCCGGAGAGCGCTGGCTCTCGGGTATCTTCCGAATGGCGCGCTGCACGTCAAAGATGTCGCGTGACCCGCCAACATCCTGAAGGTTGATGCGCTCTGCCAAACGGGTCAGGCCTTTCGCCTGGTTGGTTAGGGCCTCCCCTGCTCCAGTCTCCGCCGATGTTGCATTGGTAATCGTGTTGCGAATCTGCTGCACATGGTCTGCGCGAGCTTCACGCACTGCCTGCCCGGCAAGCTCCTGATCGACCTGTGCGCGGGTCGAATCGCGATAGGCCATCAGCGTGTCGACCTGCTGCCTGTCGCGTAAAGACGCCTCGTAGTTGGCAACGTCGATATGCTCACCGCGAGAGAGACGGTCAGCAATCTCTGGCGTGGTAAACGCTTTGGCGCGTGCCGGATCTTCATTGAGGAAGCCAGCCAGCGCGGACACCTGATCGCTCTTTTCGATGGCGTCGAAGCTCTTGCCGAAGTTTTTCTCCGAGTACTCCGAAAGTGCCCGGTAGATGTCGGGTGCGGCCTTCATCGAAGCTGCAATGTTTGAGTGCTCGAGGATGACTCGTGCCAAGCCAGCAGTCTCATCCGCTCCCGGCGCCAGGGGTTCGCCTGTACCTTCGTTGCGGTTCATCCAGCGCGTGACGGCTGGCCTCGAAGCTTCGACCATATCGGCGTGACGGCGATACGCATCGTAGGCTGGCGTCGCTTTGAAGGCGTCCCACTTCTCCGGCTGCTCGCGCTCAAACTTCGATGCAACCTCGCGCTGGCGATCAAGCGGCAAGCTCGAGAATGAGGCCCCAGCGTTCTCTTCGGCATACTCCTGCACTGGCCGCTCCAGTTCGGAAGCAGTCTGAATTTCGACCGATCCTGGAGCGGTGCGCTTGTCCACCACTTTGACGCCACCCTCCATCGGCTCGGGACTGGGAGCGTGGACGGGTTCCGTTTCCTTTTCGGTCGTCTTGACCAATCCTCGATCACCACGGGTGTTGCGTCGCTGATCGTTGACACCGAATCCGCGCTCTTCAGCGGCCGGGGTAATCTCGTCGGCCTTAGCAGCCTGATACTGTGTGCGTCGCTGGGCTTCTTCGTTGGCTTTGACTTTAGCCTCAGCCGCCGCCTGCGCCTGCTTGTACTGCTCCGCCGCCCGCTGACGCTGTAATTCTTGGCCTAGAACAGTTTTGGCCGCCTGCAATCTGGCGGAGTTGGCTTTTGCTCGGTCGTTCATCCACTCGATATCAGCCTGAGCGTCGCCGCGAGTCTGCGACTTGCGAATCTTGTCCGTCTCCTGGTCCACGCGCTTGCGAAACCCTGGACTTTGATCCTCTACTGAGGAGTAGAGTGTATGCGCCTTCTCGGGGTCGGTAAGCTGTTTAAATGGCTTCTTATAGAGGTCCTTCGCTTTATCGTTGAGTCGAGCGGTATTCTCGCCGCCCTCGGCGATCTTGCCACCAACGTGCGGAACGACGATCATGGCGACGTTTGCCGCCATCTCGCCCCAAGCTTCGTTTTCTCCGGCATCGTCCCCACGCTGACGAGCTTCGTGGATCTGGTGCGCGGTATCGACGATACCCTCGCCCATAGTCGGCATCATCGCCAAACCAACGGCGTGCATCGCGGACGCAACATACTCGCCACCCTTGACCACCGCAGCGCCCGGAGCGGCCATCATCGCGACTTGTGTGGGCGACGTCATCCCAGATACAGCGCGGGATGCTCCCTTCGAAAGTTGCCCCAGCTTCGTCTTCGGGTTGACTGGGAATAGCTCTTCCACCGCTACGAGCGGGTGGTTGACAAAGTTGCGAAATGCCGCGGTATAATCGCCGGTAACCTGCGCAGCCTGCTTCGCTTCACTAACAGCGCCGCTGGCTCCGGAGTAGCCCACCGTGTTCTTTACACGCTCCCACCATGTCGGGTTATAGGCGCTGATCGACGCAGTCGGAGCTTCAGTTTTCGGTTTCTCGGCAGGCTTGTCGAATGAACCGACGACAGCGCCGGCTGGAAGACCCTTGATCTTCGGCGCGTCGGTGTGCTTTGGTTTAGGCTGCGGCTTTGAGAATGAGCCGACAACGGCTCCCGGTGGAAGTCCCTTCACTGCGGGCGGGTTTACTTGCTCGTCTGCCATGTACGCCAATCATAATCGGAAGCTTGTACTACAGCGCTTGAAATTCTCCGTTGACCGCCCATCCGATCAAATGCTGCTTGTCGTCGTACACGGGGGCAGATGCGCCCTTCGGCGGCTTGTGCCCCTGCACCTCCGGCAGCCCGCCGTCTTCGTGCTTGGCGGTCTCCGTTTTGGGGTTCTCCGGGGGCTTAGCATCGGTATGAGCGTAAGGCTTCATGCGGCCAAGCACTACCTTACGATCCTCCGGTGATATCCCCCCGCCCACCTTGGGGTCGTTGAGAACATCTTTGATCTGCTGCTGCAGATCCATCTCAAACTTTTGAGCCTGTTTCTTGTCGAGGTTTCCCGAGTATTTCCCGTTTTTATCCGGTTGTCCAAGGTATTTACCGTACGACCGCATCCCGTCGCCGTCACGCGGAACGAAGTTGGCGAGCTTGTCGCTGAAGTCTTTGTCGTCGCGGTACTGAGGAAGCGACTGCAGGCGCTCGATCGCCGAACTGAGCACCTTGTTGTCAAACTGAACTGGCTCCTGAGTCGCGCTGTACGACTGACCCTCGTCATCCGAGATCGACTTCTTGATCGCCATCTTATCAGCTTCACGATCAAGCTTGTCGTCATCCCAACCGGGGTTATGTTCTTTCAGATACGAGCGTGCCTGACCATACGCTTTTTCGTAGCGATTAGATCCGGTGCCGCTACCGCCGCGGCCACCGCCGCTCCTCCCCTTAGCTGCGTACTCCTTCTGTGGTCCGCGCAGTTGCTTGTACGTTCCATCCCCATTGTCCATGAGGATTTCACCCTCGCGGGTGACCGTCAGCTTTGTCTTCGGCCCGGTAGGGACCTTGTTGAGTTCGAGGATCTGTTTGTCTTGGTCGGTGAGCTTGTAGTTTGGGTCTTTTTCCAAACGCCCAAAAACATCATCGAGAGCGCGCTTCGCCTCGTCCCCTGGCTTTTCCGCCACAGGCTTCGCGACGGGCGCGATACGCTCTTCGAGAGACGTGAGCCGCGTGTTCTGATCTGCCGTGCGCTGGCCTGCCGGAATCTGCAAAAGCTTGTCACGCTCGGCCACCGCCTGTTGATGGCTGAGGTCGTTCTGATCTTTGAGTGTCTTCGCCTGTACCGAGGGATCGGCTGCGCGCTGCTGCGCCTGCCGCTGTCCCATCGCAATCTGCCCGTAAACTGGTGGGCCAGCCTTCTGACTGAGTTCGAATAATGCCTGCGTCTTGACGTGCGGGTCAGGACTATTCAGCCGGTTCATCAGGGGCTCCTGAGCGGCCTGCTGCGCCTTCTTTCCACCCTTACCCTTTTGCTCTTGGACAATGAACGGACGCCGGAAGTCTTGCAACGCTCCCCAGCTACCATCCACCGCATTCTTGGCCGAGACGTACTCGGGACTCTTTGGGTCAACTCCGGCCTGACTAAGTTGGAAGAGCCGCGTCGCATCCTGATTGTAGGACGCCTGGAGGTTGTCGTCCTTCTTTTTGAACTTCATCACGTCGGCGGCTTGCTTGTACGCACGACCGGCCATGACGCCGCGCAGCAGCCCGTCCGCAATGGTTGCGATCGCGCCCGAGTGCTTTACCGCTCCATTGGCTTCTGGAGCCTGTGTCGGGATAGGAGATGGCATCGCCACCGGAGACACGTCCGGCAACACTGGAGCCTGATAGGGGGTTGAGGTGGTTGGATCATAAGCTTGCGGCACTCAGTCCTCCTAGAAAGTCGGCGTGGGATTCCATGCCGAGAAATCAATAGTAGCTGGATTATATGGTGCGCTACTAAGTCCCATCGGATTACCCGCTCCAAAGTTGAGGCCAAGAGGGTCGGCGCCCGCGTTAGGATTGGACGGAGGTGGAGCGTTAGGGGGTGTCATATAAACGCTGCGCCCACTGTGGCAGCATCCGTGCCCAGCGACGTCAGCGCACCGAGTTGGGCACCTTTTTGCTGGATCTGCTGCTGACCCAAAGCTCCAAGACCCGAGTTTGCACTGTTGTAGCCCGAGATGCCGGTTCCGGCTGCAGCGGTGGATTCTCCCACCCCTTGACCGGATAGCTGCGCGAGTGCGTTGAAGGAATTCAGATAGCTTCCAGAAGCGGCCTTGCCTACCTCTGCGCCCTGATTGACGTCAACCTGCTCGAGTGCAAGATTTTTTTCACCGCCAGCCGGGCCTGTGCGCAGGATGTTAGCCTTCGCCTGGTCCGATGCCGTTTGAATCTGCTGCGTTGCTGGAGCGATCGCCGTGGCGATCTTGCCTGGGTCACCTGTCGCGATTGTGGAGTAGAAATTTTCTGCAGACTGGAATCCGGGAAACGCCGCCTGGTAAAGCTGATCTGCGTTACCGGCCTGCTGCTGAGCGATTGCCGTTAGAGCGTTAGAGTTGGATAGTTCGCCCGCTTGCACTGCTGGAGAGAGGCCGCTGGATTTTCCCGTATCGCTACCGCTCCTTCCCCAAAACGCAGTCTTCCCTGCATCCTAGAGGCAGAACAGATAATCATCAAGGGATGTGCAAGCTATTTTCTCGGCTGAGAATCCTGTTGCGAGACGTAGTGGCCGGATCGACAAAGGCAACAACCGCTTTGGGATGCCGAGCCTGTAGAATCGCCCTCTGCTTTTCGAGTCCCACGGGGTCTCCGGCCAGCACTACCGACTCCTGAACTGGGGTTCCATTAGGGAGAATTGCCTGAAGCACGACGACGTACTTGTCCCTGATTTGATCCTTCGTGTAGATGTGGCCCAATAGACTGCCATGCCGACCGTGTAGCGCCTCTTTGGCGATGGTCGCCGCCGATATTTTCGAGGGTCTAAAGATGTACGTTCCCGCGCCGCGCCCTCCAACTTCAACAGATTCCATGCCTTCAGGAATAGCTGGCGTGTAGCGGGAGCGCGCTGGGAGCATAACCACGTCGATGCTGCCCGAACGCAGTGAGTCCATCTGCGCATCTATCGTGGCAACGGACTCCTCGACGACCGGCTCTTCGGACGAGCCAACAAGGAGTTCCGAGTCTACTTTTTTTGGGAATAGGCCTCGATTAGAACTTTCTCGACATAGGCTTCGAAGTCTTCGCGGAGGAGGCAGGACGTTACGCAGGGCACGAGAACGCCTTTTTTCATCTCCCATCGAGGGTGAAATCCGGTGTCTTTGAAGCCGAAACGTGTCAGAAAGTGCTTTGTCTGGTGGTTGTCCTCATAGCGGATGCCGTGTACCACCTCGAGCTTGAGTTCTTGAAACATGAAAGCCAGACCCAGCAGCCCCAGCGCCTCAGCGTCAACCGACCCCCAGTACTCGCGAAAGAAGGCATACCCCGCCATGATACCTTTGCCGCCGGCCACGGTCACAGTCCGGAAGATAATGCCAGCCGGCGTGAACTCCTCACCGTCCCACCGGCCCATAATAACCAGCGGCGTCTTGCTTAGGTAGGAGGTGATTGAGTCCCATGAGATGTCCATGCCGAAAAACAGCGATTCGAGTATCCCCGTGCCATTTGGGTTGCGATTCGAGTAGCGATCGCCCTTCAGCTTTTGATAGATGAGCCCCAGATAGCCTTCAGGGAAATCCGTGCGCAGATAGCCCCGCGCATGGAGATCCCCGACCCTATACTTGTCTTCGGTGAAAGCGTCGAGTATCGACATTTACATCCTCATGAAGATCATTGCGCTGATCGAACCAAAGATGAAAAGTACTACCGCCGAAACGCCCAGCGCCCACGTCAGGCAGTAACGATTGAGCGTGTATGTGCTCCGCCCCGGCGATCCATCACGCGGGTAGCGCGAATGCAGGTAACTCTCATACGAGAGGGTTAGCCATAGGTTATAAAGCAGCGCGTAGATGGATGCCGACAGCAAAAATACCGTCGACATGCCATCGCCAAACCTGGAAAACAGGAGGCTCCCAGCCATGCCGAAACCGAAGATCATCCACGCGATCTTGGCATACCGATCGTAGATGAAGCTAAAGGTTCCGTGCGACGTGTCGAAGTCGAACTCGAACCTCACGTTCGGGAAGCTGACCCGAGCAATCAGGAAGGCCATTAAAAATGGCGTCAGGACGATCGCGAGGGTTGTCATCATCCCCGTGGCACCATCTGCGGACGCTGCCCTTGCTGCGGTACGGCGAGTCCGCTCTCGCCCTTCCAGCCAGCTTCGGCCGCCGTGACGTGACCGATCGCGTTGGCGGTCGAAATCGCCTTCGGATTGTTGATCTCGGTCAATCCTTCAAGCAGCATGGCTCCGAAGGACTTGTTGAGAAAAACCTTGATGTCGTGCAGGGCGTTTGCCAGTTGGCTTTCGGTGGGTGCTCCACGGAAACTGATCGCTTCCAGTTTGATATCTTTGAACTCGGTCTCTGCCATGTTTCTCCTCGTCGTGATGCTTGCATGAATGTACAACATGCTTGCATGCTCGGCAAGGATTTTTAGTGTGCCACCGCCATGGTCGGTTGTCGCCGCTGTCGGCCGGCCAGTTCGAAGTCCCTCTCATCCTCTGAGAGCCTCCGAACTTTGTGCTCGTCAAGCGCGTGGTCTTCGATCCATAAGTCGAAGCAGGTTTGACACATCAACGTGTCGTCGGCCTTCCAGACCGGCTTACCCGCCACCTGCCTGCCCTTCAGTTTTTTACATCTCTTACCGGCACAGTCACTCATGGATTCAGTTCTCCTATCGCGTAGCTCGCCCCTTCGGCAACCGCCTTGAATTCAACTCTCGGGTTTGCCCAGTCTTGGTAGGGCGCCGTGCTCGTGCCGATCATGCGGAAGGTGCGCAGGATGACCGCCGAATTCACGCCGTCATTCTGGCCAAACCTCACGCGCACCACTGCCCGATTTGGAGCCGCAGGCAAGGTGAAGGTGTAATACGGTACATCGCTCCCATCCGCGTAGAGGTTGTAGATAATCGGCGCGGTCGACTGGTAATCGAAGTAGCCCTGCTTCACCAGCTTCGAGGCATCCGTCCCAAACTTGATCCAATACGTATCGCGGCTGGTCCGATAGCCTGCGAGCACCGCGACGTAGATATTCTCCTGATAGAGAACCGGCGCGTTGAACACGTTCATGGTGTGCTGAATGCTCATCGAGTACGCTTGCTGCCCGTCGCCATCGTTGATCTGGAGTTGATTCTTTTGGCGCACGCCCTCAGTGTTGAAGGTGTCCAGAACAAGCGATACCGGAGGCTCCGTGTCGAAGAGCAGCGTCGTCGCCATATCCTGACTCGCGGTACTTGCATCGGTCTCAAGCACGTTGAACTGGTTTGGGAAGTGAGAGCTTCCGCGATACGGCGTTTGAATGTCCAGGGCGATCGGCAGGGTCGTTAGCTGTGTGCCAGCCCACCCGCCATCGTCAGAGTCGCCTACACCCTCCTGCACAATGACGTAGTTGGCTGACGTACCCAACTGCTTCGCCGTCAGCAAAAGGTTGGTGTCCTGCTCCCAGAGCATCGCAGTTGCCGGGATATCGTCATCGCGGAACCGGTTGTAGCTTGTGTTGTAGATGAGGCGATACCGCTGGCCGCTGTTATTCAGGCTGACATACGACAAGTAGACATCGTTGTTCCAGAACGCCATAACCACCTGCGAAAGCTGTGTGGTGTCGACAAGCGGAATCGGCGTCACCTGCGTAGCCGATGGGAGACGATAGAGCCACTCCACCTCCAGCGTCATGTACGTGCCTTCAGACCCACGGAAGAGTCTTTGACCATCCGCTGCCTGATACCAGATGCCACCCTCGGCCTGCGTCCAGCCCTTGTTGGCCACGATGCCGTGGATTGACCCAGTGGGCTGCCATCCCGGCGTTGCACCCCCTGTGATGACGTACCACGATAGCTGAGTACCTACGTAGAGCGTCCCGCGCCAGTTGACGACCGCATTGATGATGTCGCTGGAGCTTCCAACCTCGAGATAGTCCTCCGGCCCAAAGTTCTCCGGATATCCTGGCTTAGAGTAGTAAAGGAAGTTCGGATTGTTCTTATCGCCCGCCAGCCACACCTGGCCGTAAGCGAACGCGCACTGGTCGCATGGCGTTCTCGGCGTAGAAAATGCATACACTGGTTCGCCTGCGTTGTGCTGAAGCCTCAGTATCCCGGTGAACGATCCTGTACCACCCGTGATGACCTGAATCTCTTCAAGGTTCACCGCGTTGCCAATAACGACGGTTTGATTTGCAACGAAGACTGCCGACGCTTGCGCGACACTGATGAGTTGCGGGACGAAGGCGCTGTAGAGAGAGCTTCCCGGCGAACTTGTCGGCAACGATAGCGTCGTCGCGATCGGGTCTTCGAGTGAGCTCGTCACCGGGGGGTCGTTATCCAGAATGAGTCCCGGCGCTTGCGCCAGAGCCGCGTCGGGGATGACGTCCTTGTAGCTGAATGGATTGAACCTCGCGACAGCGTTGATTACGTTCGGGATTTGGTCAATATTGAGCCAGTTGTTTGGGTAGATACCGCCGCGGCGGTAGATGCGGACGTGAGTCACCTGCGGGTCATTTGAGTAAAATCCGTTGACCTGCGCGGCCTGACGCAAAAAGAAGGGTGCCGCTAGCGACGCGAGGTAGCCGAACTGTGTATTGAACTCCTGCTCCGGAGTTCCGTTCGACTCAGTGCCGGTGTTCGCGTCGTAGTATGTGGCCCGATAGTCGTATCCTGTCCCCCCGAAAGAGCTTGGCCCGTAGCCCCACTGGAAATAGAGGCCGTTGCATGCGACCGTCGACGAGCCAACCGTGTTGGTGGTGATAACGAGTTGCCATCCAGTGACCGCTGTCCAGTCAGAGCCAGACTCTCCGGCGTTCCCAATCGGCGTGAAATCCCCCCTGCGCAGATAGATCGTTTGCCACGACCCCTGACCAGTCGAGATGTTGCCAGGCTGCAACTGCGCTGTCGTTGAGTTAGGCACTTGCCCCGTCAGGAGTCCGAGGGTATCGGCGAAAATCTGCTGCTCAGTCGTGGTGTAGGCATCCTGGAGCTGCTGAACCCCTGCCTGATAGAAAACTGGCGAGATATCCTTGTAGTAGTAGGCCGAGGTATAGCCCGATCCGTTGACGTCAAACTGGATGCGGATATTTGAGATTGCCGCTGGATCGCCCACTGCGAGCGTGAGCACAATGAGGTCATCATCGGTCGCCTGATTATTGATGTTTAAATTGATTGGAACGGTAACACCAACCGTCGCAGTTGTATTCTGCGCAACCGTGCCAACGAACGAGCCAACCTGAAACGCCGTCTCTGTGGTCGGCACCTGCTGATAGAAGCCCCATGCCGACATCTGCGGCGGGTAGGGATTCGAATATTCTGCCGTCAAAACGCATGTATTCGGTGCGGCTGCTCCGCCGTTGAGGGTTCCGCCCGTCGCGCTCAGCAGTGCGCCTGACTTGTAGGGAACCGTTAGCGTGGTCGCGCTCGAAACGGTAGCTGTATAGAACCCATCCAACAGATCGTTTGAGCTTCCATAGATGGAGATGCTGGTGGTGCCCGTCAGTCCATGCGGCTCCTGTGTCGTAATCAGGAGTGCGGTGTACATGCCAAACGCAAATCCACTGGTCACGATCGACGAGATTGGCACTTGCACAACAGTGTTCGTATTAAGGACGCTCAGCATCCCGTTGGTGATCTGATTGAAGACGTCGGGTGCGGTGATGACCGCGTTGATGTCGAAGGTAGTCGCAGTGCCGCCAACTGTCCCGGCTGTGGCGATAACCGACATCGTCGACCTGATCTGGAGGGTGTCGATATTGCTGAGTCCGGGGATATTGAGGCTGGGGCTGCCGCCAATCTGTTGATTGGAGCTACCGGTCTGGCTGAAGAAGTTAGTCCATGTCACACCAGAGTTGATGGAATAGTCGAGTGAAATTGTGCGCGAGCCGGAATTGCCGGGGATCCCACCAGTGGGAACGTTGACGAACATCGACAGCGATACGGTCTCAGTCCCGGTAACCGGAGCGGACGCGAAGCCGGAGTAAATCTGCACGTTGCTTGTCGAGCCTGGAGCTGTAACGCTCGCGTTGTTCGCGCCTCCGGCAATCGAGAAGGTGCCTGCCCCAAATGGCTGCACTCCAAAAAAGTCGGTGAAATCGGTGACGGTCTGGCCGGAAGAGGCTTGCAGCTTGGTCACCGCGCTATAGGCCCATCCGCCCGAGAATCCGCTCGTGGTGTAGGCGTTGCCAGGGGCAAAGTTATCGATCAGGGTTAGCAGGGGCGAGTAGGGTACAGTGTTGAGCGTGTACGGCGAGGAATCAATTCCGGTAAGTTCCGGCGTTCCAGTACCGGAGTCCTTGATTGAAGTGTTGGCGTCGTAGATGAAGAGGTAAGGGAGGCTCGACTCGAAGGTGCTGCCATCCAGCCAGCCAAACGGAGACCCTGATAGGCCAGTGAAGATGTTGGTGTACTGCCCCTGCGTATTGCCAGTCCTTCGATAGAGGTTGCCTTCGGAGTCGCCTGCATAGCGATATGCATTCGTCTTGTAAGTCAGGCGCGCCAGCGTGGTGATCGGGTCAGGGAAGAAGTAATTACTGGTCCCCACGCCAACCGGGTCGCGGTTGATGATCTGGGTGCCATAGCGCGAAGACATGGAGTTCTCGGCGCGCTCGTACGCATTCATTAGATTCAGAAAAGTTCCCGGCGGGCATTCGTCAGTGACAGCGCGGGCTATAATCCCCTTGCTCTCGTACACCATCTCTACTGGTTTGTATTGAGTGTCCTGGCTCATTCGAAGGTCACCACCTGGCCTTTGAAACTATGAGCGACGTTTGTCATTAGGTCGATGTGCTGCTTCCGCGCCAAAGCCTCCGCGTGACGCTCTTTCAGCCACTTCGACATCGCTGCCTTTATGCTCTCCGGCGTTCGCGGCCCATCGCCGTGGTAGGTACGAAACAACGCGTGCGGCCAGAGTCCATGAGTTTCTTCAGGGCCAAAGGTGTCGCCATCCCTTACGCGAAACGTGACCTGAAAGTGTCCGGTCATACCGTCGACGTCCGACTTCACGATCTGGATGGCCATGGCAACCTCATTCTAATCTACAATCTGGCGACGATACGATTCCCGTTATTCTGCGCGGCGGGCACGGTAGCTCCGGCGGCACTCTGCGTCGTCACCACGCCGCCGGCGTTGATGACGACGACCGCGATCAGCACTTGCCCGTCTACGTTAGCTGCAAGACGATTCTGTTGGCTATCGCTGCTAAAGGGTCCTGAAACCGCTAAGGTGTGGCTTGGATTCTTGAGGTACACGTAGTAACACCCGCCTGTTGAAGCCGCGCCTCCGGTAGTTGTCCCATCGGCAAAACCGGGCTGGGCCCACGTCAGCGTCGTACCTGAAGCGCTAATAAGTTCGAAGGTTCCATCAAACGACGAGTCCAGCGCACCCAGTTCATAGATCGACTCACCCGCCGACAGTCCAGTAAATACGCCTGTGGCCGTGACTACGCCCGATGTCCGCGTCATCGACGTAATCGCCTGTGAGCTTGGTAATGGAACCGTGTCGGAGAACGTGCCGTAAGGGACGATCGAGCCATCGACATAGAGGTGGAAGCCTGCGCTGATAGTGAAAGTTACTGATCCACCTGATGGTGCTCCAGCCGAGACAATCGAGGTATTGGTGGTCGGTGCGGTGTTGGTCACGCCATTGAGGAAGGTGCTGTAGCTCTCCTGCTGTGTCTTCGAATTGAGCGCCCGATACGTCTTGAGGCCAGGACCAGTTTTTGTCCCAGCCTCAAGTTGAGGAGCAAGAGCCTGCGCAGAGTAGTTTTTCTCGGCATGACCCTTGCTGATGGCGTCAGTCGGAGATTGTGGCTCCCCAACCCCGCTCACCGTCGCACCTTGCATGTCGATTCCCGCTGGCAGCGCAGTCTTTCCGGCTGATCCGTTGCCTGCGTTGATCGCATTGGCGAACTGCTGCATCACCGTGTTGAAGTACCCCATATTGGGGTCGTCAAAATCTGCCTTGGTGAAGTTGCTGAATTGAACAGGGGCAGGCTTGTTAGCCATTAGCGCCTCCCGCTCTTCATCGCCAGCATATTGTCGATGTACCGGTTGGTCGTATCCACCCCACGGTCGAACCTCCCTTTGCAGTAGTTCGCAAGCATCGGCTGAATGCGAACGCCTTCCTTGGTAAACATGTACTCCATCGTTTTGTAGATGACGTAGTGGAGGCAGACGTCGGGGACAAGGAAGCCATCGGTCAGCAGCAGGGTGTCGGAGTCCCGAGTGGCGGTCAGGATCTCAATCGGGAAGTTGCTCGACGGTGGCGCGTTAAGTCCAAACTGGTAGAGTCCGGAGCGATCTTCGAAAAAAGCAGTGGGGTTGTTCGCGTAGTCGTTTCGCCAGTTCCGGTTCTGCATAGTGAGTTCAGCCATCGTGATCTCGTACAGCCGGACCCAGTAGTAAATGAGCGCCGTGTCAGTGGTCGAATCGGGGCCAATCTGGTTGTAGGTAAACGTTGTGGAGTTGATAACGCTGGCAACCTGAAAGACTCCGGTAAACGACGTGTCGGCAAAGGTACTTCCGCCGTACCCGCCCTCGCCGAATCCGCCTTCGCCATAGCCCTCGCCTGACGAACTGGGCGCCACGTAGACGAAGAAGGTGCTGCCGACGACCAGTACGCTTGGGTCGTTCGTTACCGCGGTCACTACGCCGCCCGTGCGAGTCAGCGATACCGTTGGGATGTAAACGGTGGAGATGGCGACGCGGTCGATTTGGGTTGCCGTGTCGGGCAGTGATTGAAAGATGTTTCCGTAGAGCGCGTTCTGCTCGTAGATGGTGTAGAAGGCTGGCACCTTCGACAGAAACTCGTTTTGAGCTCGCGCCAGATAATCAAGTATCTCCGCCTGGGTGAAGTACGGGTCGGTCGGCTGCTGCGATGGAAAGGTTGCTGCAGTAACCGTCTCGCCCGATGCGTGGCCAAAACCGAAGTTTGCCTGAATCTCGTTGGTCTCCGGGTTGGCGGTTACGACCGTGATGATTTCGAGGTCGGCGCCGGTTCCCACCACAAGCATCGCGCCAGCGTAGACGGCGTTGTCGAAAGAGGCTAAAGGTACGGTTTGCAGTCCGGTGGATACGTCCGCGGCCAGGGTGGTGCTGACGTAGTTTTCACACAGTCGGAGACTGATTTCGATGAGGACGTCGTTTGCAGTTCTGTACCCGACGCCCGTCGTTGCCATCGAAATTATCTCCCGTCGCCTAGCTTACACCGACGCCAGTTCTTCGGTCTCCACCTTTGCAGGCTCCGGCTTCATCCCGTACTTTGCCATGGTCTCAACCTTCTCTGTAACGCCCATCGTATCCCAGATTCTCCACGCAAAACCCTTCGGCTTCTTCAGTGTGGTGAGGTCGATGGATTTCGGATCTACAACGACTACGGCCTTGGAGTTCATCTCCTCGATCGCGAGTTGAAGACCAGATTTTTCAACCAGTCCCGGCCCGGCCGTAATTGTGATCTCGCCGCCAAAGACCTCGCCAACGGTCGACTCAGGGGTGAATCCTTGCGACAGACCGATTACGTTAATTTCTACGCCGAGAATTTCCGGTTCCGCCGTGGCGCCGGCAGTGATCTCCTTGAAGAGCTTCTCCGCGTCGTCGTCATCCTCTTCGACCACGGCAACAGTCTCAACTACAGGTGCGTGCTCCTCGTCCCAATTGTCAGGCTTCCGAACGGAGAAGGTTCCGCTTCCGCCACACTTGTCGCAGGTAGACTTCATATCGCCGGCCGCCGCTCCAGCTACCGGGACGGTTGTCTGGCCGGTGCCTGAGCATGCGAGGCATACTGCCACAAAACCTCGGGAGAAACAGTTCTTGCAGCCCATGGGTACGTCTGGATTGGTGCAGTGGCATCTCGATACAACTCCGTGAAAATCGGTTAGTTTCATCCTCGTCACCTTCGTTTGATTGGATTGACCTGCATGGGTGCCCCGGTAGCGCGAGACCAAATGTAAATATCGCGGCGGTCCTGAATCTGCGTCATGCGCGCCGCCTGGTCTAAAAACGATTGGAGCATTTTATTGCTCTCGCTGAATTCATTTCCAGCCTCCTTGAACCGTGCGTAGTGCGCGGCATACTCCTGAAGCGCCGAAAAGAATTGGTCCTCAAACGGCACCGTCTGCGCTCCATCATAAGGCCAAGTCTCGGTCGAAGGGTACTGAATTCCAGTGAGGAGCACTGTTTGGCCCGTGTAGACCGAGGGATGCACCACAAACATATTGAAGCCGAGCGGAGCCCAATGCTCGATGACATCGCCCATATCCTGCTCCCAGTCCGATCCCCATGAGTTTTGGAGATAGTCGAGGTCTTCAAGCGTATACTTCCACGCCTCCGAAGCCGCACCTTGAACGTTGGTGATGCAGAGCATCCCTTTGGGGACGAGTTGCCACGGGGTATTCGGCACGATCGAGAATGGCTGGCTGACGATCTGCGTTGGTCGTCCCACCAGAAGCATCAGTTCGTTGCATGCCTCGACCAGGCCGGGGTAAATTTCGGTCGCGAGCTTCCAGAATACGCCTGGCCCCACGGGCTCCTCTAAACGATTCTGAACGTCGGCCGCGAGTGAAGCGATGGTTGCCATAATTTTAGCGGGACGCCGCGCTACCTATCGTAACAGCCCTGCCTGATACGTTGAGAGGTGGCGATATGGTGACCGCATAACAATCTGAAGCGTTGAATGCAGTATTCGGCGTCGTGCCACTACCGTCTGGAGTTCCACTCATCGTGTTCAGATAGCAGTCCATCGCCGGGATGCTGTTGACCATGCCACCCAGCGCCATCGCTGAGGTTCCGCCTGCGCACTGGCTGTTATTGACCACCAAATAACCGTTATAGGTTCCGCTCGTACAGACCAGCAGGTTTCCACCGGTCACGTCGGGGCCGATCAACGGCCAAGGCTTTGCGGCTGGGATAAATGATGGTTTCGATGAGAATGCAAACGATGCAGGCATTGCGCTCTGACCTGCTCCGGTGTCACCCAGGGTCGGGACTGCACTCTGATAGGTTCCGATTGCTGTGGGAATCTCAGAGGTAGAGGAGCAGGTCGTAGACCAGCCGGTATCGGATGAGTTGCCGCACCATCTGACCGCGTTCGTCTTAGCATCCCAGTTGCCCCACCGTAGAAGGGTTGAGGCCACACTTGGAGCGGTCGTGTCGTTGGTTACGCCATCGCCCCAGCCGAGGTCGTATATTTCACCGGTGGTATTAGATGTAGTGTCGGTACCCTGATACACCGAAGCGAATCCCGGCTTCCCGATTACGTTGCCCACGATGCTCAGCGCACGGTTATAGCTTAGTGCAGCAAAAGCCCAGTTCCAGAAACCGTCATTATTCGCATTTGCCGAGCCAGCAGACCACCCATAAACCTGATTGCGGAAGTAGGTAGACATACCGCCAGAGCCGTGTACGTCGTCGGACTTGTAGCCGGGGGTTATATTGCCTTCCCAGAGAACGTCCATCACTCCGGGATTGTGGTTTGTAGTCGTTAGCCCTAGAGGCCCACCGGGTGTTGTATTCGGTGCGCCTGAAGGTGAATTGCACTGCGTCCCGTTCTGGCAGAACAGGTCGAGAATGTCGTAGTTGTAGGCCCTGACCGTTCCCGTATCCAGTTGGGTCATCTGTGGCGAGGAAACCTGCTGGTAGATGTTGTTGACGATCAGATTGTCCGAGGTCAGAAAGCTCTCATGCCCGTAACTTGAACTGAGCGCGTTCTTGGTGCCCCAAGCATAGTTGTTCATAATCGTGATGTGCGCAGCGTCGGCAAGCTGGATATGTGATCTTCCGGGTAGGTAAGTCGCTAGTCCAGTAGCCCAATCATTCGCGGAATTGAAGAATGAAATATTGAGCGAACTGGAATTTCCCGTATCCAGGCGGTCATCGATGGTCAGGTTTTCTATTCCGGCGTTCTGCACGGTAGATGAAGGCCACCACGCGCCCGGATTGTTACTGCTAGACCAGTTCTGTCCGTACAATCCGGGTGATATGGTGAAGGTCGATCCTGACGTACACGACGGGGAGCACGCGGTAATCTGCACCATCTGCGCAATACCGTGATCTACTCCGCTAACCACGCGGAACCCATTACCGGGCTGTATGGAGCACGTTGTAGGGTTCGTGTCACAAAAGAACATGTTGCCCGTAGGCGAGGCTACGTTGGCTTGGTCGAGGATGATATATTTGCCGACGCTGAGTCCGTTGCTGCCCACAGAGGTGAGGGTTATATTGGTAGTCCCCTGCGTGAATCCTGCCGTCCAAGTCGCTGCATTCGAGCCACCCGGTTGGACCGTAGACGCACCGGAAAACGTGTTCGAATCCGATGTAAAGCAGACAATGGCTGAACATGCACCACCCGAATACCCGCCCGCAGGGACGACCAAAAGGGTCTGGTTCGCGCCGGAGCCCCTTAGGGTCACATTTGACTTCAGATTGATCGACGCCGTGATGCTATAGGTTCCAGGATTCAGTAACACTACTTCATTCGATGCGCATCCAGTGATCGCTGAGTTGATGTTAGCGGCAGTCACCGACTGCGCAAAGCTTGGTGCTTGGCCAGCCGTTCCCAGGGTTGAGCAGATTGTGCTACGTGTAGGAATACCGCCAACTACACCGGCAGATGTCCAGTCTATAGTGCGGCTTGAATCAATGACTCCGGAGGTTAGTTGCGCTGCGCACGGAAGCGATAGGAGGAGGAAGCAGATAAATTTTCTCATGGCGTCACCGGGTATTCTGCTGCGCCCGACCACTGCACTGCTACACCGTCGATGCAGATCGTGTTTCCGGCATCGCCGTTATCACCACCGAACCCAAAGGCGAAGTTGGTCGGTGATCCGGATTGCGCCGGGTTAGAGGCTTTCTGCTGGGTCGAAAGCAGGTTGCCGAGAGAGTCGTAAATCTCTTGTGTATGCGCCGAGGTTGATACGTTTCCGGTCGATAGCGATCCGCTGCCGAAGGAGTTGATGCCAGTCATGGTCAAATTTGTTCCCACGTTGGACGTCACGATTCCGGTTATGCCGTTCGTCGTCCCGTTGAAGAAACTGACTACGGTATTGGCAGCTAGGCCTAGCGCGGTGGCAGTCGTGATCGTGCACGATCCCGTGACCGCCGTGCAGGATGATGTGCCTGTGGTCGCAACATTATAGCCAACAAACTGCTCGTTGATGTAATACCAGGGGATGATGACCCAGCTTGTCGCCGTACCGCTGCCGTAAGCCTTATGCGAGTTGACTACTAGCGTCGTTCCGGTATCAGACGTGACTTGTGCCAGCATCGCCCCAGACGCTGTGCCAAGGTTGTTGCTGGTTGCAATCTCCACCCAAGTGCCAGCAGCGAGGCCTAATGATGTCGCAGTGGTAAAGGTCAGTGCCCCCGTCCCCACCGTGTTCGAAGTGGTCGAGGAGCCGGTCGTCCACTGGAAGGCCCCGTTGGGGATCGTTCCGCCCAGACTTGTAGCCGGGTTTGCGAAGTCATCATTCCCGTTCAGGTTCAGGTGGGTCTCGACATAGAGCGTCCCGTTGTGGTGCATCAACGAGGAAAAGTCACCGCCGTTATTAGGCCCGAACATCGAATAGAACGTTCCCGTTTCGCCAGCAGCGATGAAGGGCAGATCCCATGCCGCAATCAGCATTACATTAGGGTTGGCCGGGAGCGCCAGCGGCATCACGTATTTCATCTGCGCGGAGAGGTTGGCTGCTGCCGTGATATTCGCCAGCCCTCTCGTGCCGGAGGAGTCGGTGTTCGAGGTTCCAGCAATATTCTTTCCTGTTATCTGTGGTGGCGATTGACATGCCGATAAAATCTCTTGTGTCCCCGGTGTAGTTGCTGGAACTGTAAAATTGCCCGATGCGCCATTCAACTGTCCCGCGCTCACCGCACTCGCTACCGCAATAGGCTGTGTGATTGCCGTACCACTAGTTGAAGTCTCGAAGTTGAAGAACAGATCGAAGGTATTTCCAACTGACGCAGGCAGAAATCCAACTTGGTTCACCGCCGCCACACCCCCCGTAGTCCACGACCATGTTCCGTTGATTGCCGCAGCGGTAGTCTGCACATCATAGGCAAGCCCGTAAGCGGTCGTGTTCGACACATTGAAGTGTGAATTAGTAATGGTATAGGGAGAGGAGACTGTCGGTCCTGCCGTGGCCGAACCATTCGCCCAACTAGTTACGATAAGGTTATTGGCGCTTACCGGAGTCATCGAACCTGCTGCAAGGGTGCTGACACTTGTAGCCGCTCCAGCCTGCGTGAACTGGCCTATGGGAGCCGAGTGAGCCACCCCGGAGAAACAGGCAATGGCGCTCGATGCAAAGGTAGTTCCAGTCCATGTAAAGGTCTCGGAAGCATTTGTGATTAGGTTTGGGGCGTAGTAGACGCGGTTGTTTTCGGTTCCTCCGCCGCAGGTCGTATCGCATTGCAGGTAGGGTCCATACCAGATGTTGCCCGCGAGATCGGCAACCGATCCGGCAGTTCCGTTCGAACCGAAGTCAGAGACCGTCCATATACAGATATTTGCGCCAGTAGTGTTGACCGCGCTCGTAGTGCAGTTTCCTCCGCTCGACGTGTTGTTGCAGGAGGTATTCGCAATCAGGCCGATGCCGGTAACCCCCTGCATATTCACAATGTAGGAGAGCATCTGCGCTCTCGCGGGGAGGCAGAGCGCCAGCAATATGATAAGAACTAGTGGTTTATCCATACGCCAAATCCCGCCCCAAATGCGCTGTAGTGAGTTGAGTCAAGACCTTCGATGCAAAGCGCATCACCTTTTGCACCGCCCGAAACCAGCGTTCCCGTCGTCACCGTTCCGTTAGTTCCCCCATAAGCGATAAAGACGCTGGTGGTTGACGTGATCGTTAGAACACCAGTCTGACCGGGATAATTTGTAAAGCAATACGTCTTTCCTAAAACGGGAGCATCGACGACCCAATTGAAAGCCCCCCCACTATTATTGACGTAAACGCCAGATACTCCCGTCAGCGTTAGCGGTGATCCGCTCGTCGATACTATTGTCGGCGTAATGTTCGTGTAGGCTGTCGTCGCTAGTTTGGTTGAGTTGTCGCCAGCAGTCTGAGTGGTTGCGGTCACGCCGTTGGGTAGAGCTGGCGTTCCCGAAAGGTTGGCCGCAGTTCCAGAGATGCTGCCCGAAGGGATGACGTAATCCGTACCTGCCGTGGCCGCCGAGAGGCTTCCAGCGGCATCCTTTAGTAGTCCGGTCAAAGATGATGGTCCCTGAGTTGTCCCGAGATTGCCCGTCAGTCCAGAGAAGGCTGTAACCGGAGTGATCCACGAACATACGGACTGCGTGACTCCATTGACCGTACCGGGAACCGCAAACGCCATCACCTGCCCCGCTGTCGGGCTGGCTGCACACATCTGCTGAAAGTAGGTTTGCGTGCCAGTAGTGGTGCCAATCCAGCCGTTGTACGCGGTCGGCAAAAGGGTAGTTGGAACCGTACCCGATCCCACGCCAAGAGCAAATGCTCCCTGCGTGCTGCCCGTCGACGCAAACCCGCCAGCCGAAGCGATACCGCCGGCACCACCGTAGGTCAGCGTGTTTGCTGTCGTCTGGCTGTCGTCGAGGTTGGCGTCCGAAGTTGGAGCTGCACCAGCCCCACCACCAAGAAGAAGGTGCCCTGCCGCAAGTACGGCCGATGAGGTCAGCACGGTCGCGCTCGAGAAATATGGGATGCCGCCGGAGTTGGTCGTGCCAGCCACGGTCTGCGGGAAACTGATGGAGCCGCCAGTAATCGAGTTGCAGCCAAAACCGGTGCCCGTCGTCCAGATAAGGGCACTACTCCCAGCCGTCGAGCAGGACGGCATAGGCAGCGCAGATGGAGACCCGCTGGCGATCGCGCCTACAACCGTGTTAGCCGCCTGCGATGCTAGGCCGCTCAAGCTTAGGGCTGCACTGAGGCTGCCGGCGCTCCCTGACGTGTTCGCAGCGTTGTTCGGGATGTCGGATGAGACAAGAGCACGGAAGCTATAAGCCCCCGTCCCGCCAGTGGCAGGCCCCGCAAGCACCGAATTTTGAACCGCGGTCGAAGCCGTGAATGCCAAGGCCGGCGCGGTCGTCGGATTGGCCCCCAGAGCTGCCGTGAAGAGTGGGGATAGGTTACCAGTGGTGAAACTCGTTAGGCCGCCCGTGACCGTCGATAGCGCCCATGCTGTACCCGTCCAGTTCAAGTAGCCGGTCGTTAGAGACGGCAAAAGGTGATTGATTAGTCCAACGACCTCGGTCGCCCCACCGGTCGAGCCGCTGATCGCGTCTCCGGACAACTGGTTGAAGGTTCCGGTTCCACCGCAAGATCCCCACGCAGTCGTAAAGCATCGGAAGGTGTTGTCAGTGACCCGGAAGTACTGGCTCCCGCCTACGCCTGGGACTTCAGTGTCGTTGTACGCGCCAGCCAAACTGTTGACAGCGATGCGCGGCGCCACGATGACTGCGTTGATTTGGGTTGTGATGCTCTGAGACGCCCCTGTCACCGCCAGGGGAGTCGTTGAGTAGCAGGGCGTGTTCGCCATCTGAGGACAGACTTTGAGGGACCAGCCGCTTGCCGGAGGGTTCGTCGCTGGAGTCGTTCCGGTGGTCGACGTCACCACTTGCGAAAACGACCCGGTTCCATCGAGGGTGCCGGAGAAGGTGAGCGTAAATGCCTGGCCCGCGACTACGGGGACACCGCCAGCCGGGTTGTAGACAAAGGTGAGCACGTAAGTGCCGTTCGCCCACGCCTGACTATCGGAGTCGGTTACGGTAGCAGAGAGAGTCGTTGTCGCCGCGAAGACTGCAGGGGTAATCGCTAGGATTATGAACCAAAACAGTTTTCGAAGCGCCTTCATTTGAATCACCTCAAGCTTGCATGAACCCTGCTACAAACGTATCTCCACTGGTGCCGTCAATCCAGAACTCGCTCGTCTTGAGCGTGTCCGCCAAGTCAGTTGCCGAGAGGTACGGGTTTGCTCCTGTCGGAAGGTTGACTACCCAGAAAACGGACGAGTCGCCAACTGCGACCGTAGAGGCGTTGCCCAGATACATCGGGCTGGTCGACGTCACTGGCTCTACCCAAACCTTCATCGCGTCTTCGTTGACCACAACATACTCGCCGCTGGCGTGATTCTTTAGTAGGCCGGATACTGTGATCGACGGGGTTACCGTATTGATCGAAGCGATGATGCCGAGGTCAAGCGCGCCGCCGGGAACAAAGGCCGCCTTTAACCCAACAAGCACATGATCGCCCGTCTTCATGCCGACGATCGACACCACCGGCAGAACGGTCTGCGACGGGTTGCTGCCTGGATTCGTATTTTGAGAGTATGGGTCGAGTGTCTGCACCCCAGCCCCGTTCATGGTGGTGCCGAAGACTGGTTGCGACGCTGCCCCAAGTGCCTGAATTCCCCTATATGGACGAATCATTAGTCATCACCTCTCCGGCGGGTAATCGGGTTGCGACCGTAGCTCATAGGAGCGCAGCAGTCGCCGAGGTCGGATTGGCGCTCACCCTCTTTCCGATTTTCGAACGAGCCTACAGCGCGGATATCCCCCACCGAAGCTCGCACGTTGTCCATAATCGAGGCAGTCTCGACGCGCTTCACGTACTTTCCCATCTTCATCGGATTCTCGCTCGGGACGTAGTCGACGCAATCCTTTGTCCGCAGACGGCTGCGATCAACGAAGAAGTTATCCGTCGCGGAGTGCGTGTTCACCGGAATCTCAACGCCGTTACCTGCATCCAACTTGCGAAATGGCTGATATGCCATGGCTACCTCCCGTTGTAGTGAAACTTTCTTCGGTACGTCTCCTTGATCCCCTGTTTTCTCGCCTGGGGCGGAGCATTGAAATTCTTCGCGTCCATGTTGCGGACAACACTCGCAAAGTTATAACGCTGCTCCGCCTCGCCGAGCTGACGCGCACTCGTGACTCGGATGGGTTTCCCGTGCTCGTCGTGTACATGCTGAATCGTCAGGTCGGCATAGGGGTTGGTGCAGGTAGCTTCCACCTTCTCGCGGACGCACCTGCAGTCTACGCCTAGAAAACGACCCGCCGTAAAGCGAACTCGAAAAACGATCTCCCCGCACTCATCACACGTCAACGCGCCCATATTAATAGTCGTCCCATCCACCACCTCCGCCGGCCATGATCGGATGCATCGCATCCCATAGACCGCCGCCAGGGGTATAGTACGGCAAACCTTCGCCTGGATATATAAGATTCGTTCGATACAGGTTCTCATCATTGTCGGCCATCTTCAATAGCTCAGCCTCAAAGTCAGCACGTTTGCGCGCAGACTCCGCCGCATCGTAGTACGGATTCTGCCTCGGGCCACGCCAGATCAGAGCCTCGGCAATCGCGTGCTTGATGACCACGTCCGCCCGTATATAAGGCGGGAGCGCATCCGAATCGTTGACCAGATTCGGCGGCTGCGTGTACGCCAAAAACGGAAGCGCCTGCTGAATCCACGACAACGGGTAGAGTTCGATGATGTAGTTTCCGTTTGAGTCTGGTGGCACCGCAGCGACGCCCCACGGAAAAACTCCGCCCGACTGCCTCCATGGGTCAATATTGTTGAGGAGGTCCTGGGTCAGATTCAGGCGAATCTTGATCGCCTGAATCATATTCACCATCGTCTTGATGTACTTGATGTTCGGCCCGATATTGAAATAGTACTGCGCGATGAAGTAGCCGCTCGAAACCGATGGCGAACCCCACGGCATCTCCAGCGTCAACACCTGGTTCACTGTGTCCACGCCGATGATCGTGTAGATAGGATTGTTGTAGCCGATACGGAACTGCCGACCGACTACATCGGCTGTCCATGCGGTGTTCGTCCCCACCACTGAAGCCGATCCCAGCGTCGTCGCCGCAGTACCGCCAACAATCGCGGCAGGGCAAACAACCTGGCCTTTAGTGAATAGCCCGTACCACGTCTTGCGATCGTAGATCGTCCTGACGGCGTCGTTGATCCATTGGCCGGCGATCGCCGTCGCATCTGGATTCACAGAATTGATTCGCCCGATCATCTGGCCGAAGTTCATCTGGTTGACGTAAGGATTTACGCCCTGAGTTGGAAGAACTTGGTTTGGGATTTGGACGGAGGTGGAAGGGATTATCGGCATAGAACGACTCTCCCTTCCTTCCGGATTAGATTACTCGCCAGAGGCGTAAACGATGACACCGAAGATGAAGGTGGTCATATCGACTGCGTTTGCAACTTCAGCACCAGCGATATAGGCCTGGACCTTACCAGTCTGCTCGTTGTAGACAATGGTATAACCAGCGCCAGCCGTGTTGACTGAAATCTGACTTATACCAATGATGCCGTTACTCGTGGCTCCTGGACCACCAGTTGCAGCCAAACCCCAAAGCGCACCAGTCACGGCAATACCGCCAGTGGCGTAGACTCCGAGACTGAGCGTGTCGACCGCAACCGGCACCGTCCCAAACAGATTGAAATTGTCTCCCGCTCGTCCTGCCGTAGCTGCCATGGTGATGCTCCCTTATTGAAGTCGCTACGTCCTCGATTAGTTGAGGAATGGTACGTAGAGGTCGGCCAGCCCACTTGCCAGCGTAGTAAGTGCGTAAGCAGCCACGCGCTGAGGAGACGCGGTCGCGGTCACGGTGTGGCCGGTGGTGAAAGCTCCGGTCGCGCCGTAGATCGAGTCGCCAACAGTGCAGGCGGTTGGAGCCGCATTTGGCAAAAACCCGCCAATATGGATGAAGCACCAGTTGCCGTTGATGTTGGTGGCAGTCGACAGGCTCGGCACCGAGGTGGTGTTAGGAAGCAGCCAGCCGGCAACATTGTTGATACCACTTGCGCCACCGAAGGACTCGGAAAGAAGACCGGTGACCACGGTGAAGGTCTCATCCTTCCAGTAGACGATGGCTGGGCCAGCGAGGATCGCCTGCGACGCGGTCGGGTTGTACCGAACGTATTTCAGAAATCGCGGAGACCCAACGCCATTAGTCGAGATCGTGGCGGGGCTCGGCTGGGTCATGTAGATCCCGCCGGGAGTGTTCATCGCACCATTGGTCAACGAGTTGTTGCCGTTGGTATTGGTCGTCACGTAGCTGTCGATGGTCGTCAGCGCGCTGCCGCTATCGATTACCGGAAAAT